TTACGATGCCTTCCTAGGCCTCCATTCAGAAGGCGCTTCGATCTTCTGCTTCATGTGCGGCATCAGGTTGGCCGCGATCACGCACGGCCAGCCGCTTGCCTTGATGGTGTGGGGGATGCCGTTTGCCTTGAGTATGGCGATTTGCCTAGCTTTTATCTTGGCGCCGGTAAGCTCGCACACCTGCTCGTGGCTGAGGAAATCAATGTGCTCCATTGGCATACCTCTAGCAATGGCTTGGCTTATTCATCATTTCGTTGATCATCACGCTCCTGGATTTTTTTCCTAATCCAGGCTTCCACCTCAGATAGAACGTAATAGGCTGCGGACTGGCGTGTTTCGCCGAACTTTATTGGCTTGGGGAAAGTTGGATCTTTTTTGCGTAGCTTATCTAGGCCTGAGCGAGTCATTCCTATCTTCTTACAAAGATTTGGCTGGCTTATTAAAGACTGTTCGAAGCCCTCTGTTGTCTTATTCACTCGCACATACTCCAATTAATTTTCTGAGTTCGGGTGATAAATCGTTGACTGTAGGGTTTGATATTGAAATGCATGTTTCCTTGCTATCGCAATTATCTATGCGCTTCTTTTCACTTCTAAACCATGAATCCCCAGAGGTTCCTGGCATTAGCTTTTTCCTTGTGACTCTCAGATGCTCGCAGGCTAAACATTTCCCGTTCTTTGTTATTCGCCAATAATGGTGACCTCTGCGGCATTGTTTTTCTGGCCAATAGAGATCCTCCCCTTCTTTCTCAGCAATATCCTTAGTTATTGGGTTTTTCGGCCTCAGATAGCCATCTAGCTGAACCCGGCTTCTCAGTGAAACGCTTTTTTGCTTTTCCTGAGCCTTTGCTTCGTCTCGGCTTGGGTCCCTTCTTTTTCTTTTGTCTACGAACATCACACCACCCCCGCCCACTTCTCAAGCGTGACCATCTTGTTCATGGCTTTTGCTCCTTTCGTTTGCGCGCGGCGATCACGAGGCTTTTCGAGGCCGTTGCTACGCCGCCCGCCACGTCTTCAGGAAGAATTGCTGTATCGCAGTGAGGGCACAGAGGTGCCATCTGGTGGCTGCGCCAGACCTGATCGAGCACCTTTACGGCTCGGCTGCGAGCACTGTGCTGTTCGGCATCCTTCACCTGCTGCTCGCGGCGCTTCAGGTTCTTGATGTGGCCGTCCATGACGCCGACAAGGCACATGTAGGCGTCGAATGGCTCAAGCTCTGTCTCGCAGTCCTTGCACCAAATCCGGCGCTCTTTGTCGTCGTACACCTGTTGCCGATGGGCGCAGGTTGAATGCGGCCGGCGTGTCATTCCCCTGGCTACGCGGATGTCGCCAATGTCTACGACCTTCACGCCGTACAGATACTCTTGCGGTTCGATAGGCGCGTCGCTCATTGGCTCACCTTCTCAAGCGTGATCAGTTTCATGCGGCCTCCTACCGGTTGAATTTCCGTTCGCGTTCCATGCGACGAAGGCAGTCTTCCGGCGACTCGCCTTTCTTCATGTCGTAACCGCACCCCATCGTGCCGCCCTTCCAAGAGCCGGTGCCCTCGCCGACCTCGCCGCTGAACTCAACCCAGATAGAGCGCCGCACACGAGCAAACAACGGGCACCACCTCAGCCAAAGCTGCCGGCATTCCCACTCCTCAACGCGGATTGTCGCCAGGCGCTCCTGAACCTCGCCGCAGCGCAGCACATAGGTGTATGGCAGCTCCCGCTTCCAGAGAGTGAGCGCCTTCCGCTCTTCCCAAGTCAGGCGCTTACCCTTTCCGTAGAAGTCGTGAGCCCAGGTCTCATCAGCAAGCAGCTCACTTTTCCTGACGACATCCCACGACCATGGCAAGTCGATGATCTTGGTCTTGTCGCGCCAATTGAGGTGAATCGAACGGCCGTCTACGAGAGAAAATCCCCAGCGGTCGCCCATGCAATCCCGAGCCTCGCCCGTCCAGCGCTCAAGGAAGCGCAGGCGGATGTAGAAAACAGGCCAGCCCAAGCAGAAGTTGAGCAGGAACCTGCGATCATTCAGTACAAAGCCGAATGCGAGCCCGGGGCGACCAGCAACCTCTCCCCAACTGGCGCGTGCAGACCAGTAGCCCTTCCAGCCCTTTTGGGCCGGCTCAAAGCTCCAGATGCCAAGCAGCCGCAGAATCGAATCTTTCATACGAGCTCCAAATTCTTTTATCTCGGACACAGCAAATCCTCCCGCCCTACGTTGTGGGCAGATAGAAAAGGGGATGGGATGGGGTGGATCAGGCCTGGCGTTGCGCCTGTCGATGTGCGGCCAGGGCTGCTTCGATTTTCGGCAGCGTTTCGTGCGCGGGGTCTGGCGTATCGGCATCAGGCATCTTCACGTAGCCCAGCTCTACGCCGTTGCGGATGAACAGGCGCGCATGCTCCAGCGCCTCCACCAGCGCCCGCAAGTCCGGGCCTGGCTGCGGTGTGGTGTAGAGCTCCTGAATCTCGCACTCTCGCAGCTCAAAGCTGTCCGGCGCACGGTGGTCGATGTACTTCCAGTCTTTGTGGATGGAGAGCTTGCAGCGGAACGCCACCGCCTCCTGCCGCTCTCCCTGCTCGGCCTGTTCTTCTGCCTGTAAATGGCTGCATCCAGCGCCGTTACTGGCTTTCGGGGTGGCCTGTTCATGCCGCACTTCCGGCGCCGGGGTGGCAGTGAGGAAGGCCTGGATACGCGGCAGCATCTCCACCACAGCATTGGCGCAGCGGTAGTTGAGCACGTCGCCATGTTTTCGCTCGGCGTATCCGTGCTCCCTGACTTCGGCCAGCAATTCCACCTCACGCAGCAATCCCCGCGCCGCCTCAAGCTGAGTCCGATAGTGGTCGGCCGCCTGAGACTCTGTTGCGATGCCAGTCAGCGCGCCCGATAACTCGGCATTCAGCCGCCAATTCTCAGCCCGCAGCGCCTCGGCCTCTGCGTGCAGAGCGTCGATGTACGAATCAGCATCGCTGGCCAGGTACACCTGGGCGCTGAGCGTTGCGCAGTCTTGCTGATCCCAAAACACATTCGCCTGATACGCCCGAGGCGTGGGCTTCACTTGCTCATTCATTCGATTCACCTGCTAGCTCAATAGACGAAGTCGTATTCATCGAAACATGGTCCGCACAGTGGCCGCTGTTGGTGCTGAATCGCGTTATGCGTGTCCTTCTTGACCCATCGCGACTTCTTCACGAACACGCCGCAATCACGGCAGCGCGTGTGGTAGTCGGCAGCCTTACGCGACGCAAAGCTGGCCTCAAAGCGCGCTTCTTCAGCAGCCCATTCAGCATGGCGCTGGGCGTCTGTCATTCCGTCAGGTCCTATCTCTGCGGCCATTCGTCACCCCTCCTGCTGGCTGGTGGCGTTGTAGAGCTTCCAGTCCTCGCCGTATTCCCAGCAGTAAGTCGCCGGCCAAGCGCCGCGAGTGCCTGGCTCTACGAACGCATAACGGCATGCCAGATTCCCGCTACGGTCTGGAACCGTCTTGCACCACTTGTGTTCTGGGCCGCCAAGTTGCCAATCAGGATATTGATCGACGGCAGCGCGCATGAACTCGCCCAGGTCGTGGTGGCCACGGCTCATGACGATGTAGGTGTCACTGCCTACGCTTTCGATTTCCAGCGGATATCTGCTCATACGCCACCCCCATTGAGCAGGTCGCGTAGTTGGTCGCAGTCCTCGTTATGCAGGTGGATTGAGCGCGGTTCGCGTCGGTATGGGTCGATCAAGCGCTCAGCCAACTCCACCGGCACGCTCACCCGCTCGGGCGCGGCCTGCTGCGCGGAAAGGGCGCGCATAAACGGATGGAAGTCTGCGTCCTCAATAACCCAGGCGTCGCCATCCCAGCGTGCGCCATGGCGTTTTGCCATAGCTTCAAGCTCTCCGTCAGTTGCTGCATGTAGATCAGCCGATCCAGCAGCCGGCAGGGAGGGGGCTTCCAGCAGTGCGCGCACGCGGTCGATAATCGGTTGAGCACTATGTGCTTGCTTGCCGCGCAGCTGTGGCACTTCAAGCAGTACGCGCACGGCATCGGCAAGCGAGCCCTCGGCCTGCTCAGCCTTGACGGTTGGGGCGGCAGGGGCTGGCGGAAGCTTCAGAGTTGGGTAGTTACGATCAAGTGCCGCACTCAACTGGCGTTCTTCGCAAGTCCACCAACTACCCAAGCAAAACATCAGGTAGGGGGTCTTGATCGGAGCCGGAGCGTTCTGATCCGGCACACCCACCGGCAGGCTGCGGGCTTTTTGCAATGCAGCACGATCCGCAATCAATGCATTCAGATCGTCGATAGAAATCACACACTTGCCCAGCTTCGTCAGCTCAGCGACAAAGGCTTCAACAGCCCGCTCCGCATCTTTGTTCTGCTCGCTCATGTCGTGCTCCAGATATTCGGGTTGTTCCAGTCCGCCCAGGTGACGTGTTTCTCTCGGCGCTCCATGTCCTCAAGCTCTACGCCTACGCCCTCGATCAGCATCACGATGCGGTACCGGTGATTCGTCGGTACGTGCAGCGCAACCGCGCACTGCGCATTGATGCGCCTCACTGCTGCGCTCTCGGTCATGCCGTTCATGCGTTCAGCTCCATATCTTCTTCACGCCAAATCAGGTTCTTGTTGTGCGCGTATCGCCAAGAGCGACGCAGCGTTTCAGGGTCAGCGCCAAGAGCTTCGGCCACCTCGCCCCATGTCATGCACAGGCCGCGCATCAAGTCGGCCCGGCGAAGCGTCTGCAGGTCGTAAACGAACCGGCGCCCGGGTATCCGCGCGAATCCGTCGCGCCCCTTCTTGATGCCCACGTTGCAGATGTGACGGACCTTCCTGGCCAGCCACAGCGAGTCCACGCCGAATTGCTCCGCAACTTTCTTCCAGCACAGCCCGGAGACACGCAGCTCGTAGGCCGTGGCGAGTTGATCAATGGTCATGACGAAACCTCCCAGGCTTACGAGCCGGGCGCCGCTGGTTAGCTAGAGGGGTTAGGCTGCGTTATCAGCCTCGATCGAGAAGGGAGAATGCTGTTGCTGCCACTCGCGGAACTTGGCCATTTCCAAGGGCTTTAAGTCTGTCCAACCGATTGGCCACCCCATCAGCCATTCGACCCATGCCGGGTTCAGTGGGCCATGCAGCTCGGCCGGCGTAACCATGGTCTTCAGCTTCTTGCGCGCGCCAGATCCTCCCCACTTGGATAGCGCCGCGCCGCCGCTTGAGTTCATCGCTGTCGGCGTCGGCCACATCTTGACCGCGCTGCTCAGACCCCATCCCGCCGTCTTGCTGCTGCCGGGCATGTTGTGATTGCCGTGAACCGTTGGCGTTGGCCACAAGCCAGATTCTGTCGCGCTGATGGGGCGCTCCAGTGTCGGATGCCGATAGACAAGCCCATTGAGCGCCATACCCCATTTCGGCAAGGTCACCGATGACCACGGCAAGTCCTCGTCCCACAAGCAGCGGTGAGTTTTCCACGAAGACGTGGCTGGGTCGTACCTCACCGATGATTCGAGCCATCTGACGCCAGAGGCCAGACCGCTCGCCATCAATCCCGGCACCAGCCCCGGCAGCGGATATGTCCTGACACGGGAATCCGCCCGAAACCACGTCAACAAGGCCTCGCCATGGTCGTCCGTCAAAACTGCACACGTCAGACCAAATCGGGAAAGCTGGGAGGGCTCCATCGTTTTGTCGTTGCGCCAGAACTTGTGCTGCGTAGGCATCACGCTCAACGGCGCAGACGGTGCGCCACCCCAAGAGGTGGCCGCCGAGTATTCCTCCACCAGCGCCCGCGAAAAGAGCCAGCTCATTCATTCTCACCTCGCTATTGGTGTGCACCTCAGGCACCCGCACGGGACGGGCGCCCAGGTCGTGCGGCAGTACTCGATCATTGGCAGGCGCCGTATGACGCCATCTCGACGGCTCGGGCGTACTCGCGCTCGAGGTTGTCGAGGGTCTTGTAGGCTCTGGCCTTGGTCACTTCGTCCATGTCCTTGAGGCGCGATTCCAGGTCGTGCATGGCTGCGCTCAGGTGGCGCTGGTGTTCGAAGAGCTCAATTGGCGACATGGCTGTTTTCCTCGATTGCTCGCGCCAGGGTCGCCTTGCTGCACCCGAGCGCCTTGACGATGGTGTTCATGGACTCGCCGGCTGCGATCATTGGCATGGCCTGACGGGCCAGTTCCTGGCGGTGCTTGCGGCCTCGTTCGGTCGTTGCCTTGCGATTAGCCTCGTTCGGACCGGTGCCGCGGTTGCCTCCGCGCTTGCTTTCGATCTTGATCCCGTAGGCCTGAGCCAGCCGCTTGATCCGGCGCGCATCAATCTGCAGGTGGTACTTGATCGCGGTGATGCCGGCTCCCTTGTCTGCCAGCGCCCGGATACGCTCAGCATCAGCCGCATCGTTCGCACTCTGGCCGGTAGAAAGGACAATCGCACCGGGGCCATTCCACTGGCCGCCGATATCGCCGCCGATGCGAATCTCGTAGTGCTTGATCACGCCGCCCTTGGCTTCGAAGTCGGCCACAGCCTGGTCCAGCCAGGCACTGGTGATCGCTGCGCCCTGCACGGTAGGCAGGTTCAGTGTCGTCAGGTGGTGCATGTTGGTGTCCTCGGAATAAGTGGCCGAATGCCCAGGTGGCCAGCCTGTCGTTACGGCGCGGCTCCAAGCGTTGCCGGTGGCGCCCCGTGTCGTGGTGGCGGGGTTCGTTGGCTACTTGATGCGAATGGATGCTTCGCCGCGCTCAAGGTGAGCCCAGGCGGGCTCTGGCAAGAGTTCGTGCTCTGCGTCTTCACCAGCGTCTATGCGTTTCCGCACGGACTCGTTATGGGTGCGGATTTCCTTGAGCTTGGCGGCTATTGCCTTCTTGTCCGGGGCAATGCTGGTGCTGACAGTAACCAAGTCGTCAGGGACATCCGACTCTTTGTCGACGATGACTTTTTCGACGCCAGCAGCCAGGGTGATGGTGAACAGGGGGCGTTTGATCGACTTAATGCCAGCTGCCTCCATGTTGCGGCGCAGGTAATCGCTGATCTGGCCAATACTGTTCTTTTTGATGCGCTTCAGTTCGGCAAGCCTGGCGATCTCGGTATCAATTGCTTCGATGTCGCCCTCAATGTTACGGCGCAACATCACGATGCTGTCTGCCTTGACCTCAAACTCGCCCTGGATCGCATCCATGGTGTCTTGGATGGCTTGCTTCAGGCCTTCATCGTCGGTGTCGGCCATGGCGGCAAGTTCCGCCATCTGACCTGTCAGCACATAGAGCTGAGTCATGCTGCGTCCTCCTGCTTGAATCGAGGCGTTTGCTCGGCAAGTTCCTTGGCGATGCGCTTGACACCGTTGTGGTCTTGCTGGGCAGTTAGGCGCCGCACGGCCAGGTCATGGGCTTTCTTCAGAGCCTGGAATGTTTCGGCCTGCTGCATCTCAGTGATGACGCCTTTGAGGTATTCCAAGCGCTCGTTCTTCAGGCGCTCTTCCTCGGCAGCTTTCTCCAGCGCCCGCTCTTGCGCCTCTTCTTCTTGCCGCTGTTCGACGTAATCGCGATCATCGAACATGCCCATAAATACGTCAGCGCTGAAGCCGAGCATCGAAAGGGCTTTCTTGATGGCGTCGGTCAGCGATTTCTTTGGCGCCTCGCCGTCAGTTGTGGTGCCGTACTTCGACTTGTAGAGATACGGTGTGCACCCGTACTGCTCAATCTCCCCTCGCTCGCCGTTGACCTTGAACCAGAACATGATCTTGACGGTGTGGTTCAGTTCGAACCCAAGCGAGATGCGTTTTTCGCCTTCGCCGGAAAACATCTCGGCGCCCTTGTCGAAGCGCTCCTCAATGATGTTCCAGCCAAAGCCGATTCCAGCAGGCCCGAATACCTCGGTAGCCTTCATGACCATTGCCGTACCGTTCAGGCTGGTGATGTTTTGGCCGCCGACCTTTGCTGCTTTGGTGTATTGAGGGTCGGTCTTATCGACCTGAGACCAGATCTGCATGTTTTGCTCAGACATAGCTTCGCCCTCCAGGGCGCTGGTGATGTTGTGGGAGAGGGTGGCTTACTTGCGGTTGGCTTCTTTCGAGAAGTACCGGTGCCAGATGTCTGGATGATCGGCGCGCATCATGTCCACGCGCCGCTGTAGAACGCTCAATGCCGTGCGCTGGGCGTCACGGATAAGCGGCTTGTTCTCATGCATCAAGCGCTGATTGATCCACTGTTCTTGAGTTGCGCACTTGATGCGCAGCTTGCGGAGTTCTTCGCGCTCGTCGGCTGAGAGCGGAAGAAGGTTCTTGAGGAAGCTCATGGTCTACCCCGCAATCCAATCAACAGCGCCCAATGCGCCGATGAGTACAGTGAAGAAGCAGATAGCGGAGAATGCGCCGCGATAGATTGCGCAGCGTAGGGCGCGTTGGCGGCGGGTGCTCATTTGTCACCCCACGAAACGCTTAGCCACAGATCGACGAATTGCCGTTCCTCGGCGCGCACTGCGCACGTGTAGCCAAGGCCCCGAAGCTCTTTCAGGATCGCAAGGCATAGCGGCGGGTAATCGCGCTCATTGCAATAGGTTGATGTTCCAAACCCATAGTCGCGCGTGGTGTATTCGTACTTCCCTTGTTCAGCGGCTTTGGCCACGCCAGCAAGGATCGTCTCGACGGCAAACGCTGGGTCTTTGGATTGAGCAATGCTGCGCGCTTGCTCTGCGGTCATCTTGCTCATGTCACCACCTCGGCCACAGCCGACGCAAATACATAGATAGACCCCAGGAAGCAGGCCACAAAAAAACCCGCTTTGATCATCTCGGCGGGCTTCGGTAAGCGGATCGTGATGGTCATGGCCTGTTCTCCGGAATGTCGTCGATAGCAGCGCGTATGTCGCGGTACGGGCCATCGATCATCCAGCGATTGCCTTCGTGGGTGCCTTCAAATCCATAGGCCTCGCAAAGCGCGTCGAGCTTGTTCAGTCGCTCGGCATCAGCCTCAGCAGCGCGCAGGCGGGCGATAAGAGAGAGGATCGTTTGTGGTGAAGATGCACACAGAAAATCCTGATCGGTCTGCATGTGATTACCGCAGCGAACTGAGTGCTCCCAGCCGAACGGTCGATAGATGTTCAGCTTGCTGTCGGTCGCCGCTTCCTCCAGCTCCGCCAACTGCTCGTCACTGATGCTGGGTACGATTGGGGTGGTCATGGCTGATCTCCTGCAATAGCGTTGCGCAGGTTGCAGGCCTCGGTTGTCAGCTGATCAATCAGACGTTTGTCGTCGTAGTAGGCCTGGCCGTCAGCGTAAGGCAGAGATTCGCGCAGCTTCTCAATGCGCAACTCTAGGTGTTTGATCTGTACCTGAACTGTTTCGTTGCTCATCCCACCATCCTCCCAATCCGCTGCGCATCCAGTTGGCGCTGGCGTTGTTTGCGTGCTACGTGAGTCGCCAGATCGATAAGCGAATCACGCCGGTCTTTGTCGTAGTAGGCAGGGCAGCCAGCGGCGATGAAGCCGATAACCGGGTCAAGCTCGCCCATGGGCAAACGCGAAAACGCCAGCTTGTCTATGGCCACCTTGGCGCACTGTTCGTAGATCGAAGTGGGCTTAGTCATGATTGGCTCCTTGCCTTGGCGATGGCGTCGTGCAATGCAGCTATCCCTTCGAATACAGGGAGAGGTGATCCGCTTTTTACCGCCATATCGATTCGCTCATTGAGCCCATCGAGAACGGTTGTTGCAGCCTCCAGCAGCGCGGCATTGAGGGAGAGCAGGGCGTCGTAGTCGTCGAGCAATCCAGGGAGTTCGACTTCAGCGTTGAAGTGGTATGACTCAACCCAGTCCTTTCGCATCTGAGCCACGTCAGAAGCGCTATTTCGTACAACCGCCTGATCACTCATAGTCATCCTCTCCCCGCTCAGCGGCATACGCCTCAGCGTGTTCGGCGGCCATTTCGTAGGCCAGGTTCTCGACGTACTTCTCGCCCATGAATGCCTCAAAGGCGGCCTTGGCCTTGTCGCCCTGTCCGGTTGCTGCGTACAGGATCATGGCGTTGAAGTTGTTGTGCGGGTCGAATGAGCCAGCCACCAGTTCAGACAGCTTGTCAGCCAGGTCAAACGCCTTGATCACCTCTTTGCCGCCGATCACTAGCGGCTTGCAGGCCATCAGGTCGTCAGCAATACCGCACGCCCAAGAATGGCCCTCGGCGGTGTCGATGAACTTCGTTTCGCACTCCGGCTCGGCCATATCGTGGCGCCACTGGAGAAGGTCTAGGGCTGCGCTCATGAGGCACCTCGGGCTTCTAGCCATTGACGTTTCGTGCAAACGACCCATGCATGCGACAGAGAGCCGTGATGCATGCGCCATTCGGGTTTCTTTTTCCAGTACGCGCTTCGCGTTTTGGCGGGGCGCATAACGCTGACGTAGGGCTCTTTCCACTCGCTGATGTTTTCAGCGCACCAACGAATGAAAGCCCTGGCGCTATCGCTCGGCGCGGGGTCGTGTACGTAGCGGGTCATGATCAATCCTCGCTATGTGCGTGGAGAGGGGTTAATCGACTTTCACAAACTCGCCATCAGCGCTCAGCTGATACCAAGTGCCTGGCTCGATTCCGTCTTGACCGGCGATACCTGCCTTGATGTGCAGGATGCGACCGTGGTCGTCGCCTTCCGCCGCTTCGTCTCGGTAGCAAAGGACGATTGCGCTGCCGGCGCTGGCCATGGCCTTGCCTTGGATGCCGGCCGCCATCGCTACCGAGTGCCTGCCAGTGCTCGACGCCGCACCGCGGTTGCCAGTGCTCGACGCCGGGGAATCAGGATCAATCGGCTCGCAGCAGCTGCTGGTGTATTCGATTGCGGCCTTGACCAGGCCTGCAATGGTCAGCTCCGCCTTGATCTCGATCTTGCGGCTCGCGACTTTGGAGTCGCCACTTTCGCGACTCAGGTCGCCAGACTGCTCGACTAGGGCGAAACGGCTGCCGCCAGGCGCGTAATAGCCGAACACGTCGAGCGGATACTCGCAGGCGTGAAAGCCGGAGGCACAGGCCTCAACCCTGCCTTCGTGCTGGTACTCCTTACCAACTTCAAACTGGAAGCCACGGCACTGCAGGTTGCCGTCGAAGCCTTTGTACGAAGTGACGACTTCGGTTTTCTCGTTCTTCTTGCGTGCCATGGTTATGTCCTTTCTGTGGGTATCCGAGCGCCTGCCGTGGCTGGCATTCGGGTTATAGGGTATGGAGCCGGCAGCAGGTCTCGAACCCGCGACACGCGCATTACAGGTGCGCCGCTCTACCTACTGAGCTATGCCGGCAAAAAGGCCCCGGGGAGGGGCAAGCTAGGGTGATGCCGAGGGAGAGGGCATCGGTGGTAACTCCGGCGAGAGGGGCTTGAACCCTCCAGTTGCCCGGCACCGTCGCACCGGCACCGAGTTTCTTTTTAGCCAGGCGTGCGAACCAGTCACGCGCCAGAGCTACCCCAATACCCTCTTCAGATGACATCGGTTGATGGATGGCCAGAGATGAACCTGGCTTGCTGCCGCGTGCTGTGTGTCCGTTCGCCGCATGAGCCCGGCAAGGTTGCGCTCACGTCGTTTGCCTGCGGATCGCCTGTTTCCCGGTTATTGATGGAAGGCCGGAACCTTCTTTGCCATGGTCGATGCCTCGACTTGGCCGCTCTCAGTCCACTAGGCACTTGCGGATCATCACTCCGCATTCATCCATCACCGATGCCATCTGTCCGGCTAGGCAGGGCGGCGGGTTATGGAAGTCGTGGCGCTGCGGAAATCTTTGTGCGCAGCTTCGCGCGGTGAATGTGGAACCATTCGATACCGTTCTCGCGATCCGATGGCCAGCGTGCGCTCTCTCGGCACTCGGCAATGACCTCGGCGATGCTTGCGATTATGGCGCGCTGGCTAGCCTCTCCAATGCGGCGCATGTCCTTTCCTCTTGAGTGATGCCCTACGGCGTTGATCACCGATGCGACCTTGGTAAGCCGCATTGGTGATGCCACTCTTGCGAATGGCATCGAGGAAATCGTCTATCTCCACAGGCTTTGTGCGCTCGGCCCTCATGCCGATGCCTGCTGACCGCTACTGGCGGTTGGCAGGTGCTTGCCTGTTTCGCACCGGACGCATGGGCCCCGATGGCTGCAGTTCGCTGCAGCACGTGGCGTGAATTTCTTGCTCGCGCTGTACGGTTTCCCGGATCACGCCGCGAGGTTCCCGAATTGTGTAAAGAGCGGTGGCTTTCGCCGCGCCAGTTGTGGCTGGCTTGTGAGTAAATTTAGCCATGCGCTAAAGTCTCGTCAATAGCTCTGAGCTAAATTTCTAGCTAAAGCCTGATTTTTCGATTTGCGCTGTTATCTTTTGCGCGCAAGGCGTTTCATGCAGGCACAAAAAAGCCCGCGCTAGGCGGGCTCTGATTGGCTGGTTTGGCTAGGTAGATTGTCTGGCGATCAGCTCGGCAAGCGCCTCGGAAATGGCATCGCTGTTCTCGACCAGCACATGCAAGTGGTGTTTGGCCTGGTAGGCGGTTTCAACCGATCCGCGCTGCTCGACCCATATCGCCAGTTCTTCAATGGCGGCGCCTAGAGCGTTCTGGTTTTGGTTGAGGCGGTAGAGCAGGGCGATAACTGGGTCTGTCATGGCAACCTCCAGGGTGAAGGTTTCAGCGTAGACCTTTGGCGTGACGGGCGGAAAATAAAAGCCCCGCGAGGGCGGGGCTTATATTCTAGTTCTGGCGTGCATGTAGGTTTTTGGGCGCCGCCTTTGCTGCAATGAGCGCAATCGTGCCAACAAGTGTTGGAATGCTCTTGACCTTGTCAAGGAACAGGCCGATCAGCATGAATGGTATCAAAATCAGCATCATGGCTGCGCCTGAAAACGCTGCGATAAGTGGGTTCTTGGAAAAATACATCAAAACAATGGCATCCATTGCAGAGCTTTGACCATCCGCTTTTTTAGAGGCAGAAATGCTTCTCTGATCAAAAAGAACTGCAAAAGCAAGAACGAACGGCGCCAAAAGCAAAACCGCTGGCATGAACCACCAGTGTCTAGCCATGAGATATGTGAAATGAGCGCTGGCTTTTTCGGTGTGAGGCACGTCAGCGTCTTCGTAAAGCTCCTTGAGGCGGCCAACTGCAATCTCCTGCATCGCGAGCGCCCTGATGCTACAAACCTTCCAATACAGAACCACACCGATAGCGCAGGCGGATCCAAGTAAAATGTCAAAGATCATCGCGGCCTCCCGTCTTTCTTTCTGGCCTGCTTATGGCTCTGCCAGTGCGCATTTTCAGCCCTATCAAGATCAGAGCTCCTGCGCCAGGTTTTCAGCCAAGACCATCGCCAATAGTATGGCATCAAAAGCGCCAGAAGTATCACTGCGGTGGCTAGGGTAGGCGACCTATCCCAAACGGATAAGAAAAGGCGCTCAAGAGCGGCTATGACCTCGGGCCAGTCCTCTAGGTTCAGATGCAGAACGTTTATGGTTATTGATCCCGGCTCAGCCATTCCCTTTACCGATTCCATCTATAGGTGGCCAGGTTCATGCAATCCGGCCAAAATCGAAAACAAAACTGCAGCGAACACAACCGTTAGCCAGGCCAACATGCGGCGCAAAGCCCAACGCTCACCCCTAGCAAGCGCATCGAAGAAGCGTAGCCAGGTCACTGTGCGCCGTACTTAATGCTCATCTCTACGGTAGTGTTGAACAGGTTCTCTGCGCTCTGGTCCAGGCCATCGCAGCCATTCCGACATGTGAAACGTGCTTTGATGGTATGTGTACCGTCGCCGTTATCGATCTTGTATGCCTCTCCGACCATATTTGGAAGCCGGCGCATAGGGTAGGTGGCAATGTAGGTGTCTGAGGCTACAGCCAGGCGCATTCCGGTCATCGTCTGCAGCTGGTCGTGCGCCTTGAGCCAGCCAGCAGAGCATTGCGCTGGAGTCGTGCATATTGGCGATGGCGCCACATGAATCGGCGCGCGCGGAGGTTTAGGCTGTTGAGCACAGCCGGCAATCATGGCAACAGCTAACAGCGTAATGGCGGCGCGCATGGCAACCTCCTTGTCAGTGGTGGTCAGAGGCCGCCTTTCCCGCTCTTGTCCCGCACGCGGCCGATTATGGTGATGTGTTCCTGGGCGACATCTGCGGCGATGTCTTCAATCGGGTAGGCCTGGTTATCGCTGACCAGGCGAAGGCTTCCGTCCAGCTTCTTGAACAGCCGCTTGATGCGTAGATCGTTCCCGTATCGCAGTGCATAGACCTTGCCGTCAATGATCTTGGTGGGCTCGTTCTCTTCCATGTTGACCAGCACTGAATCGCCGTCGAATAGCGTCGTCTCCATACTGTCGCCCTTCACCCTGAAGCGCTTGCACTTCTCGGGCTTGATCCGCTCAGCGCGGAACCACGACAGCTTGTAAATCGCCGGGTCCGATTCCTCAATGATCTCGTAGAGCGCCTGGTGTCCATTTCCGGCTGAGAAGTTCACTTGATACTCGCTTATCGCAACAGCCCCGTCCGGCATTGCGTCTTCAGGATCATATGCCACCACGTTGTGGGTAAAGCCTTCGGCGGCTTCTGCAGCCGAATGCCGCAAGGCATCTAGCCATCCACGCGGCAGTCCCTCTCTATCTTCGATCCGGCGCGCAACGTCGTCGCCGAGGTTCTTTTCGGTTTTCAGGGAAAGGATCTGGCTCAAGTGAGCCGGGTTCAGCTCCCACTTGTCTGCGCATTCCTTCTTTCGGCGATTGCCAATTAGCTCGACCAGGTTGGCCTTGCGGATTTCGTAAATGTCCATTCGCAGATCTTGTCATTGATTAGCTCGCTGCTAAATGTGCGCTCAGCTAAATGTGTGCTTGCTTGTTCGTTAGCCGTGAGCTAAATTCTTCTCCATAAACCATAGGAGAAGCGAACCATGAATGACCATCTGCGCGACTGGCTGGCTAAGACCAGCGCTGATCGCCGTGAACAGGTCGCTAAGGCTGCCGGCACGACAGTTGGCCATCTATGGCAGCTGTCGGGCGGTCACCGCAAAGCCTCGCCAGAACTTGCCGGCCGGCTTCAAGAGGCGTCTGGCGGCGAAATCACTATCGCCGGCCTTCGCCCTGATCTGGTGGCTATTGCTCAGAAAGTTCTGCAGGCCGCCGTTTGACCGCCAGCGACGTTACCACCTGATCAAAGCCGTCCTGACGCTCGCCACGCTGGCACGGACGGACAAGCAACACGGCGGATTCCAGCTTGGCCCGGAACCGCAACTGAGATTGCAAAGGCTGCGCCTCCATCAGGGCGGCGATGTGGCAGCGAAGGGCAAGAAGTTCGCCCTGGAGAGTTTCGATGGTCGGTTGCATGGGTTTTCACCTGTCGGCTGATCTAGTGATGACAGGTTGCCAACGCCAAGTCGATGGCGCCACGCGAAAGAAAACGGGAGTTCGCGAGATGGAAAATTTCGAAAGGGCAATTCACAACGAGGTGATCGCTCACGGCGGTACCGAGCTTGCCAAGAGCATGGGCGTGAACCGTACGCGCTTGCTCGACTGCGCGAACCCGAACCGGGAAGAGCACCGCATGAACCTGCAGATGTTCGGCCAGATCCTAGCGCACGTACCCGAGGACGGCCGCCGCCGCATCCTGGGTGCTCTGCTGGAAGAGTTCGGTTATGGACTGGTAGAGCGAGTAGCCCCTCAGGCAACCGCCCTGCAGACCGCTGTGCTCCACATGCACGACGAGATTGCCGACGTAACCAAGTCGGTGATTGATGCCCTGGCTGACGGCCACGTTTCGCAGATCGAAAAGCAGCAGATCAAGCGCGCCATCGGTGAGGCCTCTGCCGCATTGGACGTTCTTCACGAAAGCGTTAAGGCGGCCTGACGTGAACGCCTGCGCCGAAATCCTCAGCAAAGAGTGCCATCAGGCGATGGCCATGCTGTGCGCTCGCGCAGTGCGCTCCAGCTATTCCAAGGACCACAAACAACAAGCCCGGAGTGAGTGCCTGACTCATCTCCGGGCTTCTTTGCGCCCAGCTGCAACTGAGCGCGTATGACCAACGGAGACAGTATGACCAACGTAGTCACGCTCAACAAGTCCCAGGGGTTCACCCGTATGGACAACGATTTGATGGAAGCGATCGCGGCGATTGATCTGCCGGGTCGTGAGCTTCGCGTCTTGATGGCGATCGCCAGAAAGACGATCGGCTATCAGCTGGCCGAAGCTCGTATTACTGCAGACGAGATCGGGAAGCTGACCAACATGCGCCGTGACGTTGCCAGCAAGGCGATCAGCCATTTGCTTGCTCGTCGTGTAATTCATCGCGTTGGCGGTAGCCGCGGTGAGATCGGTGTCTCTCCCGTCGCTGAGTGGGTGTTCGTAGAGACAAAACAAGAATGTCTCAGTGAGACCAAATCGTCTCACTCAGCACAAGTGGTCTCACTGGTTCAGCCTGCGAGTGAGACCAAAACCGCAACTTCCCTTCTCTATTCAAAGAAAGATCCCCTAGTAACTGTTCCTTCGGAACAGATTACTACCCCCCAAGGGGCTGACCCTGCGCCGATCGAAAAGACCAACGGGGTTAAGTTCGATGGCGAAGACTTCGAAGTAGCCCCCGACCTGATCACCAAATGGGCTGAAGCCTATGCCCCAATCGACGTTGAGTCGGAGATTAAGCGCGCTGCCGCATGGGCTTCGGGGGCCAAGGCCAAGAAGGACTACCGTCGCTTCCTGGTGAACTGGCTCGCCAAAGCACTGCGCGATAACCCGCGGGGCGTGAGCGAGAAGGGTGTCCCGGTCGACAAGATCATCGCCCTATTTCACAAGGCCTGCCCCAACTTGCCGCGCGTTTCGGTCGAACGCGACAAGGTTCTGCGCAGCATGATCGTCGAGCGCTGGAACGAGTGCGAGCAGCACCAGAGCAGCCAGTTCTGGCGCCTGATCTTCGATCGGGCCAATCGCATGACTCAGGTCTACTACCGTGGCGCCAACGTAGCTCCGCGCCTGGAGATCATCTGCTCTCGCGCTGTCTTCCGCAGTCTGGAGGAACAGCAATGATCGAACTGCATAGCCTTGAGGCTGAGCACGGCGTACTTGGCGCCATGATGCTCCAGCCGCATCTGATCGATGTGATTTCTGATGGTTTGTCCGCAGATGCCTTTGCGTGGACCGAGAACGCCGAGCTGTTTCGTCTTATCCGCGAACTGAACGATGCCGGACAGCCGATCGACGTGATCACTCTTGCTGAGCGTCGCGAGTACCTGGCTGGCGATATCAGAACTATGGCGTACGCAGCGGAGGTCATCAAAAACACACCCAGCGTCGCGAATGCCAAGGCATACGCGAAGATCGTCCGGGACCGTGCGGTTTCTCGTCAGATATCTGCGGCCGCGGCCCAAGTCGATGAAATTGCGCACGACGAGTCCTCAATCGAGGACAAGATCGCCCAGGCGCAGGCCTTGGTGCTAGGTCTCGACTCGGGTGGCTCGGATGGGGAGTGCCAGATGATCGGCGACATCCTGCGCGAGCACATCGAAGTCCTTCAGGCTCGTCATGACCGAGCGCAGAAGGGCCAGACAATGGATGGTTTGAGCACCGGTATTCCTGATCTGGACAAATACACCCAGGGTCTCAAGCCTGGCCAGATGGTAGTCATCGCTGGCCGCCCGGCTATGGGTAAGACCACGCTTGCGATGAACATGGCCGCTGACGTGGCAATCAAGCAAAAGCGGCCGGTTTTGGTCATAAGCCTGGAAATGACCAAAACCCAGATAGTGGACCGGCTGATTGCTGCCGTGGGAGGTATCCCGCTGCCGAACCTGAAAGACGGCTCTTGCGCGCACAAGGAATCTACCGAACTGGCTGCAGCCACACTGAAGCTGCGCGACGCCAATATTGCAGTTTCCGACGTGCCAGTCATGACCATGCCTCGTATCCGCTCGGTGTCTCGTCGGCAGAAGCATCGAATGGGCGACCTCGGGATGGTCGTCGTCGACTATCTAGGCCTGGTAGAGGGCGAAGGCAAAGGCCGCGTCGACGACGTAACTACCATGTCTCGCCAAGGGAAGCTTCTGGCCCGCGAAATGGGCTGCCCTGTCCTGATGCTCTGCCAGCTCAACCGTGGCTGCGAATCACGGCCAGATAAGCGCCCGGTACTCAGCGATCTGCGAGAGTCTGGCGCGATCGAGCAGGACGCGGACATCGTGATGTTCGTCTACCGGGATGAGGTTTACTACCCGAACAGCGACCAGAAGGGCATAGGGGAAATTCTGGTTCGCAAGAACCGAGATGGAGAGATTGGATCTGTTTTCACAGCCTTCCAAGGGGATCGCTCGCGCTTCGTTCCGCTTGCTCAAAGCGCATTCAGCAAACCGAAGGATCAAGGTGAGGACTGGTGATGAAAGAGCGCAGAACGATCTATCTCCATCAGGGCTACAAGCTCCGCTCCTATACAGAGCTGATGTGGGCTCGCCTCATGGACGCGTGCGAAATCTTCTACCTGTATGAGCCCGATCTGATTCAGGTTGAGGGGTGTAAGTACCTCCCTGACTTTTACCTGCCGGCCGCTGATATCTACCTGGAAGTTAAGGGAACTCATCCAACCGAGGTAGAGAAGTCGAAAGCTGAACAGGCCCACATTGCGACCGGGCGCCCAGTTGTATTCCTAGTTTCCAGGCCGCAGAGCGATCGCGGCGGGTTTATGAACTGTGAACTGCTAATTCCTGCCAAGGGCGGCTGGTTTCGCGGCTCTCTTCATGATCTGGACCAGATGTATCTGTGTGCTGCTGGTGATGCAGCTTGGACGAAAGCGATCTGTTCTGTGCGTGAGGACGATCTCGACTACGTACGCCATGCCGGCGACGTTCTCGACGAGATGCTTCAGGTCATGTGCGGCCGAAGCTCTATGGAAAGCCACCTGCGCATTCTTCACCTGCGCATCAATCAGCAGAGAAGTCGCGGCAAGCGCGACATATCCATCGCCGAGAAAGGCATCAAGTTCTGGCGCGATCGCTATTTCCCCAAAGGAACAAACCCTGGCCGCGGAGCCGGTGAAGGCGCGAGGGCTATGCAATGACTAAGCGCAACTGGACCGTTTACGCCTCTGGCTGCCGTTTCAGCATGGGCGGCGAGTGGATGACCTATGACGAGGCTCTGGCCGTTGTCCGGTCGATCTGGCCTGAAGGGAGGATTGACCATGCCTAAGTACGGCCTCCAGTACATGCACAACGGCGACATCTACGAGGTGCAGATTTTCGCGGACAGCTTTGATGACGCAGATGCGCGTCTCGCATCAACCAAGGCTACCGGAGAAATAGACGGGGAAATCATCCACGAAGAAGAGGCCGGCGACGACGTAGTTGCACGGGCCCTGGCGGGGGTTAATGCCCTCAAGGAGCAATTGCAATGAACACCAAATGGCACTGCGAGCGCCACGAAGGCGGCTGGCTGATTGTTGCGGACTGGGACGGCAAGCAGTTCGCGATGCATCTCAAGGCGGACCAGATGAAGACGGCGCATGAGCCGGGTTTCGTGTTCTGGTCGGCGGTCGGTTCTATCACCCGGGCGATCAGCGCGTACCGGGCACTGCATGAGAACCAGCGCAAGCTATTCGGCCTGCGCAAACACCTCGACAAGCTGCTCACCAACGGCTGGCGCGTCTCCTGCCGCGACCCGCTGTGCATAGCCTGCGGTGGCCGTAGCGCGACCATCGTTGAAGGCATGCTGATCGAGCAGACACTGCCCGGCCTGCGCCGCGTTGGCGACGTTTATCAGCGTGTGGGGGTGAGCCATGGCAGCCGGTGATTACTACTCCTGCGACGTATGCGGCAGCAAGTGCTTCTACGACGCCAATCTGAACTATGAGACGCCAGACAGTAAAGGCAATGACTCATGGGGCAATCCCATTGAGCCTGACGAACTGGTGCGCAGCCAGTCGTTCAAGCTCGATTACGTCGGCGACATGGCCGTTATCTGTCGAGACTGCGCCAAGACGCACGAAGTAGTTGTGCGCCCGATTCAGGAGCCAAGCCATGGCTGACAAGACCACTCTCGAATGCACCAAGCATGGCCTGCGCTTTGAGCAGTTCGATGACTGGGCCGATATGAAGGACTCCCCTGTGCCGCAATGCTACATGTGCGCCCATGAGCAGCACATGGCCACCAGGCGGGAACTTGCGGAAGTAACCAGGCAGCGCGACCTGCTGCTCGGCGCTATTGAGGTGAAGCTGGCTGTGCCGGTCGCGGCTGACAGGAGGCTTCGCCATGACTGAGCGCATCTCCGTAAACAGCGCGTCGAAGCTCTCCGAGGCCATCCACAAGCTGACCCAGCTCTACCGCGACAAGAAGTTTGTGGTCGTCAGCATGCGTGAGGGGAAAGACCGGACCCTTGATCAGAACGCCCTGTGGTTCGCCATGTACCAGCGTATCGCGCAGATGACGCAGATGGGCGACGTAGAGGACGTGCGCCGCTGGTGCAAGCTCCATCTTGGCGTGCCGATCATGCGCAAGGCTGACGTGGATTTCTTCAACGCCTGGAACCGCTCGTTCCTGCACCTGACCTACGAGGAAAAGCTTCACCTGATGGGGCCGTGCAACCTGTTCGGCCCTGACGGCTTTCCCGTAACCCGCCTTTTCAACCGCGCCCAGGGCATCGCCTACACCGACCAGATCGTGGCCGAGTTCTCTGCCAAGGGTGTCGTTTTTGCTGACCTGCTTGGGGAGAACGCAGCATGAACCACCAACGCCTAGAAGGCCGCATGCACGCCGTTGATTGCATCAAGGCCGTACTCGGAGCGCCGCGCGCGATGTTCGACGAACGCGGCCCGCTGGCCACCGTACTCGACAACCTGGAATCGACCGCCAAGCAGCAGCCGGCGCAGTACGCGCAAGGCGTGCTGGATGTGTGCAGGGAGGTGAGGGCATGAAGGTCGGTCACGAAATCCCAGTGAACGTCAGCGCTGCTCGGGTGATGGCTCGCGGCGAGCATTTCGAGTTCAAGCCGCTGGAGACTGAGGTTTGCTCTGCAATGCCTCTGGCTATTCGCGAATGCCCCGCTGACTGCGAAGACCTGGCCGGACAAAAGTTCGGCCGTCTGCGTGTGCTCGGCCTGTCTCAGGACGTGAATCGCCGCTGGGTCTGCCGGTGCGCATGCGGGAATTACGTGCTGCGCAGGTCGAAGGCGATCAAACAGGCTGCCGCCGATTCCTGCTGCCCGCAGTGCTATCTGCTCGCCGTGGCCAGGCGCGAAGAGTTCAAGCGCCGGACCGGGAAGGAGCGCTTCACGCATGAGTTCATGCAATGAAAGGCCGCACAGTCAGCGCCGATCAGAAGCGCTACCACGACATGCTCGCTCAGCACGTGGGTTGCATCGCCTGCTTCAAGGAGTTCGGCGCCCGCAACTTCCACGTGAGCATCCACCACACGGACGGCCGCACGAAGCCGAACGCGCATTGGCTCGTTCTGCCGCTATGCGCCGGACACCATCAAGATGGCACCGGCCTCGCTGGCCTGATCGCCGTCCACCCGTACAAGGCCCGCTTTGAGCAGCGCTACGGCACCCAGCGCGAGCTGATGACCGAATGCGCTCTCCAGCTCCAGCAGATGGGCTTCAAGGTTCCAGTGACTATTCAGGCCCTCTTCGGGCTGAAGGAGGCTGCATGAGCAACGTCAGCACCCTATCTCCTGGCGGCATCGTCACGCGCCAAGAGCAAAACGCCTTCATTCAGATGGAACAGTCGATCATCAAGGCAATCGACGAAGCCAAGCAGGCGGGGGTACCGCAAGGATTCATCGTTGCCGCCTTGGCCGGTCACTTCCACATGCAAACGCAAAGGATGGTGTCCGATGCCTGATTTCAATATCCGCATTCCCAAGGGGTGCTCTTGCTCTGATGTGCATCCCGGCGATTACACCAACCAGGTGGAGCTGAAGACTCCCGATCACATGCTGAAAATCGGGGCTATCGGCTGCCTGCAATTCCGCGAAATAACCTGTGTTGACCGCTGCATTGCCGAAGCCGTGCAAGCCCTGTGGGCTCTCGGAGTTGTCACAACTGGCTGCTGCTGCGGCCATAACCAGGTCGATGGGTACATCGGCGTATGGGAGGCACCATGACCAATGTCACCCCGCTGAACGTGAAACCGGATCGGCTGGCCAATCAACTGGCGATGCACGAATCGATGATGGATGAGCTGCGCCAGGTGCTGGGCAAGTACCGCGACCTCGACTTGCTGCCGGTGTTCATCAACGACGCATTCGCCGAGATCAGTTCTGAGGCCTCAATGGGGCCTCTGGTGATGATTCTGGATGGGGATGAGCCGGCATGACCAACTCCCGCGCAAAGGGCGCCGCCGTCGAGCGCGAGTTCTGCGCACTGGTCGCCACGCACCTGGGCGTGTCGTGCAAACGCAACCTTGAGCAGTCGAGGTCAGGCGGGCATGACATCACCGGTCTGGATGGATGGGCGCCTGAGATCAAGGCACGTGCTGAGCAACCGCCCCGGGGCGCGCTGCTGAACATGTGGGCACAGACGCTCGACCAAGCCAGCGCCGTGAAGGCGCGCCCGGTCCTAGCCGTCAAGGTCAACCGCAAGGGCTGGACCTTCTACATCGACGCCGCCGAGCTGCGGCCTGACATCTGGCAGCCCTGCAAGTCCTGGGTTGCCATCGAGCCAGAAGACTTCTTTCAGTACGCCAGGGGGATCATGTGAGCGCACTAGATACGCAGGAAGGCGGCGGCCACTACAAGGACCAGCCCATACAGCCGGTTGAGTACATCCACGCCAACGGCATCGGCTACTTCGAGGGGAACGTAATCAAGTACGTCTCTCGCTGGCGCAAGAAGAACGGCATCGAGGACTTGAAGAAAGCTAAGCACTACCTGGAACTGCTGATTGAGTTGGAAACCAAGGCCGCAAAGGGGGAGTGACATGGCAGCGCGCAAAGCGACAGACGAAGAGATCAAAGCGGCGCTTGAAGGTCGCACAGTTTCACAGGCCGCCGAGATGCTTGGCATGCATGAGCGCCGGGTCTACGAGCATAAGGCCAGGCTGGCTCGTCAGGGGTTCAGCCCCGAGCACGACATGCACAAGATGGTGCCGGATGGCTTCCATCTGAAAGGCACCTCTACGCTTTATGACGCCGATGGCAAGCCAAAGCTTCAATGGGTGAAGTCGAGCATCGACCATGAGCGCCAGATGGCCCTGATGCAGGAGGCAATCCAGGCCATGAGCGAGGAGATCCCGCGCGTATCGCTGATGTCTGAGCCGCCGCACGGCAACTCCGATCTGCTCAACTGCTTCGTGATCACCGACCATCACTTGGGCATGCTGGCCTGGCATGAGGAAACCCGGGGCGATGACTACGACCTGCGCAAAGCCGAGGATCTGCTTGTGTCGTGGTTCGCCAGCGCCATTCAGCAGGCCCCGCACGCAGACACTGCGGTATTCGCACAGCTTGGCGACCTGATGCACTGGGATGGCCTGGATGCTGTCACGCCCAGCAGCGGGCACTTGCTGGACGCCGACACCAGGTTCCAGAAGCTGGTCAGGGTAGCAATCCGCGTTCTGCGCCAGGTCATCGACATGCTGCTGAGCAAGCACCAGCGCGTGCACGTGCTCATGGCCGAGGGTAACCACGACATGGCATCGAGTGTCTGGCTGCGCGAGTGGTTCGCCGTTCTGTACGAGAACGAGCCACGCATTACCGTCGACCGCAGCCCCGATCCCTACTATTGCTACGAGTTCGGACAGACTGCCCTGTACTTCCACCACGGGCACCGCCGCAAGCCGGCCAACGTCTCAGACGTGTTCGTGGCCAAGTTCCGCGACGTGTTCGGCCGCACCAAGCACAGCTACGCCCACATGGGCCACCTACACCACGTCGACATCAAGGAAAACAACCTGATGATCGTGGAGCAGCACCGCACCCTGGCTGCAGCAGACGCATACGCCAGCCGGGGAGGATGGATCAGTGGACGCGACGCAAAGGTGATTACCTACCATCGCCAATACGGCGAAGTAGGGCGCCTGACGATTTCACCCGACATGCTCAAGGGGGCAGCAGCATGAGACTGATTGGAGCACGCCAAGCTTGGCACGATGCAATGCACGAAAACCGCGACTCCGTAATGGCTGTAGCTGCGGAGCAGGCGAAGTTGGGAAAAAAGACCGGCGACGGCGACGGCAAGGTCGTCATCATGCTGGAGAACGAGCACGGTAAGGAGGTGGCCAAATCGTATCCGGCTCGTATCAGTGGCGTTCAGGAAACGCGATCAGGGCGTCGGCTTACTGAGGCCAGGTGCGCTCACATGCTTGCGGCTGGGCTTGTCATGCACGCAATCGACAGCCTGCCGAAGACGCTCCAGCATTTCGGGCACTTCATGTACTCGCCAATCGTGAATGGCAATGACCTTTCCATCGCGCATGGCGTGATATGGCTCGGCTCTGGCCTGGACTCTCTGCATGAGAAAAAGCGCGAGCGCGCGTACTGGATGGCCTTGGCGGCCTTGCAGTCGCACAAGCGCATGGTCGCCGGTCGGCCTGGACTGTCTCCGGTTGAAGTCTGCATGTTTATCGAGGATCGCCTGGGCGTTCGCATGCATCCTGACAACTGGTCGCGCGACTGGGCGGCAGTTTGGGAAACGCTCGCCAAGCACGTTGACCGCCTGGACGCAAAAGCGCTCGCGCCGGTATCTGAAGTGGTGGATCGCCTGAAAGAGCGAGAGGAAGAGGCCGCTTGACATTTGAAGGGCAATTTGGCACTGTTTCGTCATTGTGAGAAACCTCACCCGAAGCCCTGGCAGAAATGTCGGGGCTTTTTCGTTTCCGGCACTAGAAAGCCGATAACACCTCTCGATAAGCGCTAAATCGGCACTAGATTGCCGAAGGAGGCCGCATGCTTAAGTCCTGCATGCTGGTCCTCTTGCTCTGTGGGTGTTCTCCGGCCGATCACTACATGGCTCGGTTCAGCCAGGAACAGTCAGACAGGAATCTAAGCGCTATGGAGTTCTGCGCTGGTGCTGTCCAGGCAATCCAAGATCCTTTGAGCGATGAAGCGCGAGATGCCATCTACGTTGGCTGCCTGCTCAAGCTTCGCGCCACGATTTAGCCCGCCGACCAGCCGATATCATCGAAAGGTTGGGAATACCGGTGGGCTTCCTATTCGGCACTTTGATGCCTGAAATGCTCGGATTCCGTTGATAGACCGGCAATCTGATGCCGATTACCCGCCAAGCCTAGAACGCTGGTCGTACCGGTAGTGCTGGCCCGATAGGGCGATGCTCAAATCGTGCGGGTGCTTATTGCTCCGCTGCTCCCCAGCATCACTTGTCAGCTGAAACTGGTCATGTAAGTGGTACCTGCCAAAGAACCTTCCAGTAGGGCGCAGGTTAAATCGCACGTAGCAGCCCGCTGACTTTTTTATTCCACGCAGTGCCGGCCCGGCGAAGGGCCAGGAAATGCCTATGAGTGTCCGCGAAATGACCGAACCAGCCTCGACAGCAGTTGGCGGCCTTGCCCTGTACAAGCTCGGTGTCCTAGGCGCCCTTGCTGCCGTGCTGGTGACCATCGTCGTAATGGCGATGACTCTGCCCAAGACGGTGCGCGAGTTCGTCGTTGCCATGATCTCGACTGTGGTGTCGAGCCTGGCCGGTGGCGCGTTCGTGATTCGCTGGTTCGACCTGCTGCACTGGGCCCAGGATGACCTTGGCCTGGTTGCACTGGCTGGCCTGATATTCGTGTGCGGCCTCCCAGCCTGGGTACTGGTCCGCGCCTGGTTTGCATACGCCGAGCTGCGCAAGGACATGAGCCTTCCCGACATGATCCGCGAGATCAAGCAGGCGGTGTGGAAATGACCCCGGAACAATTCGCGTACTGGCTGCAAGGCTTTGTCGAGCTGCAAGGCTCCGAGCCTACCGCAGAGCAATGGCAACAGATCAAGGATCACCTGCAGACTGTTTTCGTGAAGGTGACGCCAAAAATTTCGATTACCCAGCCATCTACCCAAGGGCCGGCGACTACGCAAGAGGATCGCCCGGGCAAGAAGCTGGAGGACGCTCTGCGCGAGATTGGGTATCCGCATTTCCCTGGACTAACCCGAACTGTGATCTGCTGAGTAACGACAATGCACTGGATCATCCCCGCACTCCTGTTTGCACTTGCGGTGGTGTTCTGGCGCCTGTCATTCCGCACTGACGACTATCTCGTCGCCTGGGTGCGCTTCATGGCTGCCATGTTCCTGATCTGCGTTGCGCTGATCTACAGCATGGGGCTGTTGGCTGGGTGGGTGTTGGCGTGACCACGATTGCGTACAGCAATGGCGTTATCGCCTACGACTCTCGCAGCTGCTCGGGATCGACCATCATTGATGATGATTTCGAAAAGCGCATTGAGCATGAAGGGGTTTCGTTCTTCATCACTGGCGCCGTATGCGATGCCCCAAAGCTGATTGCTGCCTACTTCGTTGGCGAAAGCCCAGCGGGCAGCCAGATCGAGTGCTCTGCACTGGTGGTGGCTGATGGACAGCTCAAGCTGATCGGCGTCGATAACGACACGGGCCTCTGGATCGAAAACCTACAGCTGAACAAGCCGTATTGCATTGGCAGTGGTTCGCACCACGCATGGACAGCGCTCGACATGGGCTGCAGCGCCTACAAGGCGGTTGAGTTGGCGTCCCGGCGTGATGTTGGGACTGGCGGAAGGATTCGCACGTATCAGGTGGCCAAGCCTGAATGAATCGGCCCATGCCGCCCGAGACCATTGGCCAGTTCACAGATGGCAAGGACTGGGCAGACGCCTACATACCAGCGCCTGAAGTGCTGCAGTGGGCTATGGATACCTTCGTGATCGAGGGTGCGCCGCTATTCAACGAAGACCATGCACACCTCAAGGATGCGCCAATAGCGTTCCTGTGGGCTGCAGGTGGATTCGAGAAGCAAGGCCGCTGGGTGCTGGGCCAGTGCGAGGACGTGACCTTTCGCTGCGGCGCCTGGCAGAAGGGCAGACAGGAACAGCAGATGCTGCAGTGGTTCGGCTACGTGCCGAGCTTCCTGATCACCCTGGCCGCTGACTACTGCGCCGAGTGCTCGGATGCCGAGTTCTGCGCCCTGGTCGAGCATGAGCTGTACCACATGACGCAGAAGACCAACTCCGAAGGTGAGCCGCAGTTCACCGACGAAGGCCAGCCCAAGCTGAAGCTGCGCGGCCATGACGTGGAGGAGTTCGTCGGCGTGGTTCGCCGGTACGGTGCGAGCGAAGTCGTGAAGGCCATGGTTGAGGCAGCCAACAAGGCGCCCGAGGTGGCCAAGATCAATATTGCGAGGGCCTGCGGAACCTGCCTACTGAAGTCGGCCTGAGTTTGGACAGGCACTGGACAGGTGATAGCCGATGGCAGCTTTGAGCAATGAGGTCAAGGGCTTCATAGTTCAGGCCCTAGCCTGTTTTGACACGCCCTCTCAAGTAGCAGAGGCAGTCAAGAACGATTACGGCGTTGAGGTGAGCCGCCAGCAGGTGGAGTCGCACGACCCGACCAAGGTTTCAGGCAAGGGATTGGCCGCCAAGTGGGTGACGCTGTTCCACGACACCCGCAAGCGCTTCAGGGAAGAGAGCGCCGAGATCCCAATCGCCAATCGGTCGTACCGCCTCCGCATGCTGGGCCGCCTGGTCGAGAAAGCCGAGAGCAGCCGCAACGCTCGCCTTGCACTGCAGGTGCTCGAGCAGGCTGCGAAGGAATGCGGCGACGTTTACGTAAATCGGCAGACCAAGGCCGAGGCTGATCCGGGCGACACAACGCCGAACAGGGTAGAAGTCGAGATTGTCGACGCCAGGAAGCGCGATGCCGACGCTTAACGTGCCGCAGGGTCAGTTCATTGGCCTGCCGCACAAGTTCCGGGCATTCGTTGCTGGGTTCGGCTCGGGCAAGACCTGGGTAGGTTCGGCTGGCATATGCAAACACGTTTGGGAGTGGCCAGGGATCAACTCCGGCTACTTCGCCCCGACCTATCCGCAGATCCGCGACATCTTCTTTCCGACCATCGAGGAAGTGGCCTTCGACTGGGGCCTGAAGGTCAAGACGAAGGAAGGCGACAAAGAGGTCGAGTTTTACTCTGGCGGACGATGGCGCAGCACGACCATCTGCCGTTCGATGGAGAAGCCGCAGACCATCGTAGGCTTCAAGATCGGGCACGCCCTGGTCGATGAGCTAGATGTTCTGCCGGTACTCAAGGCGCAACACGCCTGGCGCAAGATCATTGCTCGTATGCGCTACAACGTGGACGGCCTGAAGAACGGCGTCGACGTCACGACCACGCCCGAGGGCTTCAAGTTCGTCTACCAGCAGTTCGTGAAGCAGTTGCGCGAGAAGCCGCACCTTCAGGCACTGTACGGGTTGATCCAGGCGTCGACCTACGACAACGAGCTGAACCTGCCGGGTGACTACATCGACTCCCTCAAGGAGTCCTACCCGCCGCAGTTGATCCAGGCCTATCTGGATGGCCAGTTCGTCAACCTGCTGTCTGGCACGGTCTACCACGCCTACGACCGCAAGCTGAACGGATGCAAGGAAGTGCACCAGCCTGGCGAGGCGCTGCACATCGGGATGGACTTCAACGTTGGCAAAATGAGCGCGATCACCCACGTGAAGCGCGACGGCCTGCCCTGTGCGGTGGATGAGCTGGTCGACGGCTACGACACACCGGACATGATCAAGCGCATCAAGGAGCGCTACTGGCGCTACGAGAACGGCGCGTACCACAAGACGTGCGAGATCCTGATCTACCCGGACGCATCGGGCGATTCCCGCAAGTCGGTGAACGCTAGCGCGACCGATATCGATCTGCTCAAGCAGGCAGGCTTCAAGGTGAAGGCCCCGGCCGCTAACCCGCCCGTCAAGGATCGGGTCAACGCCATGAACGCCATGTTTCACAACGCAGCAGGCGAGCGCCGGTACAAGGTGAACGCCGAAAAGTGCCCCATGTACGCCGACGACCTAGAGCAGCAGGTATGGGCAGCCAATGGCGAGCCCGATAAGTCGCAGGGCAACGACCACCGGCCTGACGCCGGGGGCTACTTCATACACCACGAATATCCGATTGTTCGCCGAGTGGCGACCTCTCAGCCTCTAAGGATGTGACCGATGACCGACGACCCGAGCGTACTGCACCCGGCTGTGGTGAAGATGCGCGAGTACCTGTCTATCGTCGGCCCGCTGCTGGGCGGGACGCTGGCCATGCGCGAGGCTGGGGAGGCGCTGCTACCGCGCTGGCCGGCTGAGGACGCCGAGGCTTATAAGTGCCGTCTCGAGACTTCTACCCTGCTGCCGGCGTACAGCGAGACCGTATCGAACATGGGCAGCCGCGTGTTCGCCGAGCCGATCCAGCTTGGTGACGATGTGCCGGCGCGCCTGATGGAGTACTGGCAGGACATCGACCAGCAGGGCAACGATGGCACCGTGTTCGGGCGCGTCTGGTTCGAGGATGCCCTGGGCAAGGCCATCAGCTTTGCCTATGTCGATTTCCAGAACATCGCGCAGCCCGATCAGCCTGAAGGCGTGGTGACGGCGGCTGACCTGATTGCAGTCAATGCCCGTCCTTATGCCATCCACGTCCGCCCTGAGCAGCTTCTTGGCTGGAAGGAAGATGGCGGCCAGCTGACCCAGTTCCGTTTCATGGAGATGGTTTCCGAAGAGCAGGGCGCCTTCGCCGAGAGGCACATTGAGCAGGTTCGTGTGCTAGAGCCTGGCTACTGGGCCGTTTACCGCAACAACGGCAAGGACGGTTGGGCGCTGTATGCTGATGGCGTGACCAGCCTTGGCTACATCCCAATCGTGCCGCTCTACACCAAGCGCACAGGCTTCATGTCGGCAAAGCCGCCGCTGCTGGAGCTGGCGCACCTGAACGTCAAGCACTGGCAGAGCCAGAGCGATCAGGACACCATCCTGCACTACGCCCGCGTCCCGATCCTGTTCGGCGCCGGCTTCGAGAAGGACGCAGAGATCGAAGTGGGCGGCGGTCGCCTGGTGCGCAACGATAACGCCGAGTCCAAGCTTTCGTTCGTCGAGCACACCGGCAAGGCCATCGAGGCTGGTCGCGTATCGCTGAAGGATTTGCTCGAAGAGATGCGGATTGCCGGGGCCAAGTTGCTCCGCGTCGAGAACGCATCGCCGAAGACTGCCGAGCAGGCCAAGGAAGACGCAGCAATCGAGATGTCGCCGCTGCAGATGATGGCGACCCAGTTTGAGGACGCATACGCCCAGGTGCTGCAGATCATGGCCGACTACATCGGCGAGGCAGAGGGCGGGCACGTTCAGGCGAATGGCAACTTCGCCGCAGACTACGTGCCGGAAACGACCCTGCCACTGCTGCTCAACATGGCATCGCAGGGCAGGCTGTCTGACGAAACCCTGTTCAGCGAGTACAAGCGCCGCGGCGTGCTGGCCAGTGAGCTGGATTGGGAGACCGAGCAGCAGCGCATCAGTGACCAAGGGCCGCGTCTCGGTACGCTCTGATGGCGACCGTAAACGAGGTTCTTCAGGACGAGGCCGTAGCGCACAAGGTCTCGCTCGAGCAGTACAGCCTGGGCGTGGTCCGTAAGATCATCGCTCTACTGAACCGAACCGACGCCAGTCTGGCCGCGCAACTCATGCAGGCGCTGGACATGATGCCGGCCGAGTCGTTCACCGTTGAGCGGCTGGAATCGCTGCTTGGCTCGGTGCGCGAGGTCAACGCAGACGCATACCGCCGAGTTGAGCAGGAGCTTAACGGCGAGCTGCAGGAGTTGGCCGCCTACGAGACGCAATGGCAGTTCGACCTGTTCGAGCGGCTGTTACCGGAGCAGGTGAAGGTGCGCTTCCCGGTCGCCAGGATCAGCGCACAGCAGGCATACGCCGCTGCGATGTCCAGGCCGTTCCAGGGGCGACTGCTGCGCGATTGGGTGAAGACCGTCGAGTCTGATCGCATGGCCCGCGTGCGCAACGCTGTTCGCCAAGGCTACATCGAGGGCAAGACCGTCTCGCAGATCGTGAGCGAGATTCGCGGCACTCGGGCCAACGGATACGCCGATGGGTTCCTTGAGCGCTCCCGGCATGAACTGGCGACGATCATCCGCTCGGCGATCAGCCACACCGCTGCGACGGCGCGTGAACAGTTCGCCGCGGCCAACGACGATGTGGTCAAGGCCGTCCGCTGGGTGAGCACGCTGGACAGCAAGACATCGGCGCCGTGCCGTATTCGTGACCAGCTGACCTATACGGCCGGAAGCCACAAGCCGATTGGCCACAAGGTGCCATGGCTGCAAGGTCCGGGTCGCTTGCACTTCAACTGCCGCTCGACAGACGCCATCGTTACCAAGTCCTGGCGCGAGCTGGGGATTCCGGTCGACGAGATGACCCCGGGCGAACGGGCAAGCATGGACGGCCAGGTGCCGGCCGACATGAACTACGCGGACTGGCTGCAACGTCAGTCGCGCGAACGACAGGAACAGGTGCTCGGCGTCGAGCGCGCTAAGCTCCTGCGAGAAGGCGGCCTTAAGTTGCCTGACTTCTACAGCCCCACCGGCCAGTGGCTCACGCTGGAACAGCTGCGAGAGATCGACGGTGCTGCATTTGAGAGGATCGCGGCGTAACATCGCCGCATGACCGATAAGCACCCATTCACCGTAATCGAAGGCACGCCACCGCCAGACACGCCAAAACAGCGCGTACTGGATCGGGTCAAAGCGTCGCGTCCTGAATACTTTGTAAGCTGCCATCGATGCGGTGGAATGGAAGTCATCGAGACCAAGACCGGCGTGACAATCAAAGCCGGCAAGGCGAGCGGCGGCACGAAGCAGTTGCTGTGCGCTTCCTGTTTCATGCGTGGGGAGAGGGTGGTGGTCGGATGAATGACGTACAGCTTCAAAATCGCATCGGTGCTTTAAAAGAACTGTTAAAGGTTCTTGACGGCGCCATATTCGCAATCACAGCGGTCTTATGCATGGATCTGCTCTGCAAAATCGCGCTGACATTTATATAGCCGGATCACCAACGAACACCAAAGCCCGCCAATGAGCGGGCTTTTTCATGTCCGCTGTCCCGGGACAAGGGACACACAGAGCACAAATTTCCAGCCTCGGCAAAGCCGGGGCTTTTTTATGCGCCAAGGGCGCCAACAGTCCCAAGGGGATAACACATGTTCCAACTCAAGCAGCTGTTCATGCAGGAAGAAGGCGGCGACGGCGGTAACGGTGGTGGCGGCCAAGGGCCGGAGATCACTCCCGAGATCCAAGCTCTGATCGATGCTCAGGTGAGCGCAGCAGTTGGCGGCCTCAAGGCCAAAAACGGCGAGCTGATCGGCAAGCTGAAAGAGCAGGGCGAGAAGCTGAAAAGCTTCGAAGGTATCGACCCCGACGCAGTGAAAACCATCCTGCAGCGCTTTTCGGACGACGAAGAGGCCCAGCTCATCGCAGCCGGGAAGATAGACGAAGTGCTGAACAAGCGCACCGAACGCATGAAGTCCAGCTATGACCGCGACCTTGAGGCAGCTCGCCAGGAAGCCACCCGTCACCAGTCCCGCACCGAGAAGTTTGCTTCCCGCGTGCTCAAGGGCGAAGTGATCGGTGCCGCATCCGAAGCCGGTGTGCACAAGTTCGCCATGGAGGACGCCATGTTGGCTGCTTCTCGCGACTTCGAACTGGACGACGAGGGCAACCCCGTCGCCAAAGAAGGTCGCTTCGGCAAAGACGGTAAGCCGCTGACCCTCAAGGAGTGGTTCGCGGACATGAAAGAAACGCGCCCGCACTGGTTCCCCGCCAACGCCAACGGCAGTGGCTCTGGTCCGACCGGCAGCGACGCACGGCCAGGCACGCCGCGCAGCCAGATGTCTGCCAAGCAGAAGGCCGCTTTCATCAGCAAACACGGGAAAGACGCCTATCTGGCGCTCCCTAACTGAATCAAGCCATATCGGGAGAATCCATCATGGCCGCAGGTAAAGCTTCTGACTTCAAGGTCTATCAGGACCAGTTCCAGGCGGGTATCGTCGAGACCCTGACCCAGAACAGCAACGCATTCAACGCCGCTTCGGCCGGCGCCATCAGCCTCAGCACCCTGAGCCGTCGCGGTGACTATTCGCAGCAGGCGTTCTTCAAGAACGTGGCGAACCTGATCACCCGCCGCGATACCACCTCGGTATCCGACGCCACCATCCTCGGCATGACCCAGGACGAATGGATCAGCGTCAAGCTGAACCGCAAGATCGGCCCGGTTGACCAGACCAAGGACGCCTTCCGCAAGATCATGGCTGGTCTGGCTGAAGACGAAATGAGCTTCCTGCTCGGCGAGATGGCCGCCAAGGCCATGCAGGTGGAAATGCTGAACTCCGCTCTGCGCGCCGGTCGTGCTGCTCTGAACGCGCAGTCGGCGGTCAAGCACACCATCGCCACCAACGGCACCCTGAACACCGCAGGCCTGGTCACCGGTCTGTCGAAGTTCGGCGACGCCGCTGGCCAGATCGTCTGCTGGGTCATGCACTCCAAGCAGTACTACGACCTGGTGCAAGCTCAGATCACCGCCAACATCGACGGCGTGTCCAACTTCAACGTGGCCACCGGCACCCCGGTTACCCTGAACCGTCCGGTTCTGGTGACCGACTCCGATGCCCTGGTTGTCACCGCTGGCTCCGGCTCGGCTGCGACCACCGACTACTTCGCCCTGGGTCTGACCGCCGATGCGCTCATCGTCGAGAACACCGAGGAAGAAGAGCTGGTGATCGAGAACGTCACCGGTAAGGAGAACCTGATCACCCGGATGCAAGGCGAGTTCGCCTACAACCTGGGCGTGAAGGGCTTCAAGTGGGACATCGCCAACGGCGCTGCCAACCCGTCCGACGCCACCCTGGGCACCGGTTCCAACTGGGACGCCGTTCGTGGCTCCTACAAGGACTTCGCCGGCGTGGTGATCCAGTCCCGCTAATGCAGTGGGGCATCTACGCCCGTGATGGATTCGAGGGGGCTCTGGCGTTTCGCCGGGGCCTCGTCGAAGCGGGACACCAAGCCAGGCTACGGTCGCTGTCTGACCACGCGCCTGGCTGCACCGAATCGTTTGATGCTGTCGCTGTCTTCGGCCTTCGCGGCAAAGGCGACATCATCCGCGCCGACTACGCCGGGACGCCGGTTGTCGTCGTCGACTATGGCTATCTCCGGCGCGTGCACGGCGAGGCCGACTTTCAGACAGGCCATTGGCAGGTTGGTCTTGGCGGGCTGAATCAGCTCCCGCCATGGGATTGCCCGCCTGGCCGGTTTGATGCGCTTGGGCTGCGCGTAGAAGAGCGCGGAGGCGATCCTAATGGATACGCCCTGATTTGCCCGCAAATGCCCGGAGACGCCGCCCATGGCTGCGATCTGGACGCAATGGCGACATGGGTGCTACAGCAGGCCGAGCGCTTTCCCAATGCGCGAATCAGGCCGCACCCGAAAGCGCCTGAACTGACCTACGGACTACCGCTGGCACCGCCCGACATGGGCGATGCGCTGGCAGGTGCGCGCCTGGTCGTAACAGGCAACAGCAACATGGGGCATGACGCCCTGCTGGCCGGCGTGCCGGTCATCTCGACTTTCCCTGGCGCCGCCTGGGAATCGCTGTCTGGCGAGCAATTGCCGGACATCAATCAACGTCTCGCGCACTTCTACCGGTGCGCTTGGGGGCAATGGACATGGCAAGAGTTTCGAAGCGGAACAGCAGCGCGGTTTCTGGTGGAGCACCTGCTGCCCAACCGGCCGCCGAAGTGGTGAAGAAGGCTGCCCAACCGGCCGCCGAAGTGGTGAAGAAGGCTGCCCAACCGGCCGCCGAAGTCGCCCTGCTGGACGCGATCAAGGCCGCGCCAGTCATTGATAGCCGCCGTGAGCATCTGCAGCACGCCGCGCGCACTGCGCCGGCCGGCACTGCGGCGGAGTTCGGCGTATTCACCGGCAACTCGCTTGCCGCGATCATCGACGTGCGCAAAGGCCTGACCTACGGCTTCGACTCGTTCGAGGGCCTGCCGAGCGCCTGGGATACCGGCACAGGTGAGCCGCACCCTGTAGGTCATTTCGCAACCGATCTGCCGACTGACCTGCCGAACCGCGCTCACTTGGTGCCAGGCTGGTTCGCCGACACCATCCCCGCGTGGCTGGCCGAGCATGAAGAGCCGCTGGCCCTAGTGCACATCGATTGCGACCTGTACGAATCGGCCGCGCACGTGCTTAGCGGCATGAACGACCGCATCGTCGCCGGCACCGTGCTGGTGTTCGACGAGCTGGTCGACTTCGCCGAGTCCTGGTATCCGAACTGGCGCGATGGTGAGTGGAAAGCGCTGTGCGAGTGGATCGCGAAGCATGGCCGCAAGGTTGAGCCGCTGGCTCGCACCGCGCATCAGCAAGCCTCTTTCGTCGTGGTGGAGTAAGCGCATGGCACTCGTAATCGAAGACGGCAGCGGCAAGGCTGACGCGGATTCTTTCGCTACCGCCGCTGAGCTTGCCCAGTTCGCCACCGACTACGGGTTTACCGTGCCGGCCGACACAGCAGATCAGGAATCCCTGCTGCGCCGTGCTGGCGTCGAGATGTGGCGCTTCCAGTGGGTTGGCGCCCAGCTTCGCGACGAGCAGGGCTTGCCATGGCCGCGCTACTACACGATCCGCCGCGGCTTCATTGCTGATGGCGCATCCCTGCCGCGCAACATCAAGCTGGGGCAGATGGCCCTGGCCTGCGAGATTCATCAGGACGACACGGACAAGCCGGAAGAGCGCAAGGGCGCGGTCAAGCGCGAAAAGGTCGGCCCGATTGATACCGAGTTTTCTGAAATCACCGGCTACAAGGCGAAAGCTGTCGCCGGCCGCCAGTCGGATGGCTTCTTTGCCAAGTACACGCTCGGCCAATACAGTGGAAAGGTGGTTCGCTCGTGACCGACATCTACGACCGCTCCAAGGCGCTCGCAGCGCGGCAGCTCGCACCGCGCAGCCAGGGTGGTAAGGGGCTGGAACTGACCCTGCGCCGCACTGTGCCTGGCGAGTATGACCCAGACACCGGCAGTAGCGAGACGGTCACCGACTATGCCGGCTCAGGCCTGCGCGAGAACTACCGCCTGGAGGACATCGACGGATCGCTGGTGAAGGCTGGCGACGTGCGGTTCATGATCTCTCCCGTGTTGCTGAACGGCGACGACATGCCGGAGCCCAAGACCCTTGACAAGGTGCTGTTCGACGGCCAGACCTACACCGTTCAGTCGGTCGATCCTGGCGACTATGCCGGCGTGGCTTGCTTCTTCTACGCGCAGGCCCGCAAATGAGCTTCAGCCTGCAGTTGGCCGAGTTCATCGAGAAAGCCAAGGGCAATACCGAGCAGGCGGTGCAGAAGACGGCCATCGACCTGATATCGGCGGTGATCGACCGCTCGCCCGTCGGCAATCCCGAGCTTTGGGCCTCAAACCAGACCGCTCGCGAGTACAACCTCGAGGTGGTGCGGTTCAACGCATCACTTCGGGACGACCCGAACAACCTGACCAAGGCAGGACGTCTCAAGCGCGGCCTGAAGGTCAACGACAGCATGGACATCATCAGTCCGGACGGCTATGTCGGCGGCCGATTCCGCGGGAACTGGCAGGTAACCTTCGACACCAAGGCTACCGGCCAACTGGAGCGAATCGACCCACAGGGGGATAGCACCAAGTCGGCAGCTAGCCAGGTGGTGCTGGGCTTTACGTCCGAAGTCGGCACGATATGGGCGGTAAACAATCTGCCTTATGGCCCGCGCCTGGAGTTCGAAGGCTGGTCTAGCCAGGCGCCGAGCGGGATGGTTCGCATCTCCGTAGCAGAGTTCCAGACCTACGTCAACCGCGCCGTAGCGAGCCTGCCGCAATGAGCAACAAACTGATCCGCAACCTGTTCGAGAAGCGCCTCAAGGACTGGGCCGCCGCGCGCGTGCCGGTCATTCGGGTGGCGTACCAGGATGCTCCGTTCACCCCGAACAGCAACGAGACGTACCTCGAGTGCTTCCTGCTACCGGCCACGACCGACAGCCAGGATCTGGCCGGCGAGCACAAGCTCTACCAGGGCGTCTGGCAGGTGACCATCGTCAAGCCTGCGGGCACTGGCTTGGTGGCCGCCGGCGGCATCGAGGACGAACTGGCCGCGCTGTTCCCGAACAACCTGCAGCTGACCAGCGGGGCTTTCTCCGTGTTCGTCCGCTCGCCGATGAGTGCCGCGCCGGCCCAGGTCGGCACCCCGTACACCCGAGTTCCAGTGTCCTGCCAGTACCGGGCGGACACCCCATAGGAGCAAGCATGCCTATCGTTGATCTGCCGACGAGTGATGGGTCTATGTGCCGCATCGTGACGATGGATGAATCCCAGTGCAGGCATCGCAGCGTTGAACAGGTCGGCGACCTTGGTCCATGGGAGCCGGAATTTGCATGCACGGCGTGCGGGGAGTTTTTTTCGCTGGCCGCTGCGAAGTTGCTCTACGAAATGCAGATGGAAGAGACATGAGCGAACTGACCAAAGAACTGCACCGCAGTCTGATCCGCGCAGCCAAGGCCGCCATCGCGGCATGGGAGCGCTGGCTTAAAGAGCACGACCAAGCCGAATAGTCGGCAACCAACACCGAATACCGGGCACGCTGAACAGCCACGCCGCAAGGCCCCGCTGATCGCCACGCCTCCCCGGATTGAAAAAATCCGAGGAGACATACCATGGCTTTCAGATTGCCCAACGGCTCGACCTTCGATCTGGCCTCCACCTACGGGTCGCCGATCACCGTCAGCGCCATCAGCAACGCCAACCCGGCAGTGGTCACGGCCACGGCGCACGGCCTCAGCAACGGTGACATCATCGAGCTGACCTCCGGCTGGACTGGCCTCAATGGCCGCCTGTTCCGTGTTGCGGGCTCCACCACGGACACCTTCCAACTGGAAGACATCAACACCACCGACACCTCGCGCTTCCCGGCCGCTGGTGGCGCTGGTAGCTGCCGCGAGATCACTGCCTTCGTCGCCGTGACCCAGGTCACCGACGTGACCACTTCCGGTGGCGAACAGCAATTCTTCCAGTTCGGCTTCCTCGAAGAGAACGATGACCGTCAGCTGCCGACCACCCGCAGCCCGATGAGCATGAACATCGTCGTGGCCGACGACTCGACTCAGCCCTTCGTGGCCGTGGCCGAAGCCGCAGACCAGAGCCGCAACCCGACCGGTCTGCGCCTGAACCTGCCGAACGGCGACAAGATTCTCTACAACGGCTACACGACCATCAGCGAGACCCCGGCCCTGGCGCGGAACAACCTCATGACCCGCACCATGACCTTCTCCCTTTCCGGTCGCCCGACCCGCTACAACGCCTAAGGAACTCCCATGGCTGCCAAGTTCAAGATCGAGCAGAACCCGACCTTCGCCTCGAAAGTCGGCATCCACCGCGCGGGCGGCGAGATGATCGAGGTCGGGATGACCTTCAAGTATCGCACCCGTACCGAGCAGGCCGAACTGACCGACACATGGAAAGCACGGCGCGAGGACGCTGCCAAAGAGTTCGAGGGTCAGAACAGCGGGCTGCGTGACGTAGTTGGCGCCATGGTGGAAGTGGAAGTGCAGGAGATCGCCGATATCGTCGAGGGTTGGGAGTTTGACGATGCAGTCAGCGACGACGCCATTCGCCGCCTGCTGGATGGTGGCAAGTCGATCTATGATGCGATCATGAAGTCCTACTTCGACGGCCTCGACCCGGCACGCCTGGGAAACTGACCAAGGCGGCCGGCGCACTCTACGAGAAGGGCGAAGACGCCGAAGCTCTGGCGTTCTTCGGCCTTACCCTGGATGACGTTGGGGATGACGTGATTGGCGTCTACCCCGACTGCGCCGAGCCGCTGGCCGTCTTCAGCGAGCTTGCAACCCAATGGCGGATCGGAATGTCGGGTCCTACCGGGCTCGACTATTCCGTGTTCGTCGATGTTTTCCGCATCAAGCAAATCCCCAAATCCAGATGGCAAGACCTCTTCGCAGACATCCGCGTGATGGAGCGAGAGGCGCTTTCCGTCATCCATAAGAAGGACGGTTAGATGGACATCGCCTCGCTCGGCTTTTCGATCGATACAAGCGAAGTCTCTAAGGCAGAGACCGCCCTTGATGGCCTGAACGCTACCGGTGCGCGCACAGAGGCTGCGGCAAAAGGAGTAGGGGAGGCGTGGAGCGGCGCATCCAAGCAGGCTAGCGGCACGGCTGGGGAGTTCCGCAAGGGCTCCGAAGCCCTGCGCGAGCAGCAGCAGGAGCTGGCTCAGCTTCTCGGCAAGATCGACCCGGTTGTCGGTGCACTCGGCCGCCTGGATGAGCAGGAAGCCAAGCTGCGCCAGTTTCGTGGTCAGGGTCTGCTTGATACCGAGACTTTCGGCGAGTACCAGGCGAAGATAGATCAGGCGCGGCGTAGCCTGACCGATGTCGACACCGCGATAAGCCGCACCGGCAACACCTCAAAGCAAACCGCCCAGGCCATCCGGCAGCTCCCCGCCCAGTTCTCCGACATCTTCATTTCCCTGCAGGCCGGCCAGAGCCCGCTTCAGGTATTCCTGCAGCAGGGCGCCCAGATCAAGGACTCGTTTGGCGGCGTGGGCCCTGCGCTGGCCGAGACGGCGCGTTACGCCTTGGGCCTGGTCAACCCCTTCACCGTCGCCGCGGTCGCGGTTGGCGCCTTGGCGCTGGCCTACAAGCAGGGCAGCGATGAAGTTACCGCTTATCAGCGCTCGCTGATCCTAACTGGCAACGCAGCCGGAACCACGGCCGGCCGCCTTGGCGATATGGCCAAGGCCATCGACGGCACCGTCGGCACACAGCGCCAGGCTGCTGCCGCCTTGGCTGAAGTAGCTGGATCAGGGAAGTTTGCTGCCGATCAGATCCAGGCCGTAGCCACTGCTGCGGTTGCGATGGAAGAGGCCACCGGCAAAGCGGTCTCCGAGACAATCGCCGAGTTCAAGAAGCTCGCAGACGAGCCGGCCGCGGCGTCCGCCAAGCTGAACGAGCAATACAACTACCTGACCGCCTCGGTTTACGCCCAAATCGCAGCCCTTGAGGCGCAGGGCGACGCCGTCGGCGCCCAGGAACTGGCCATCGAGACATTTGGCGACGCCATGGAGCGCCGCGCCAACCAGATCGAAGGCAACCTCGGCCTGATCGAGCAGGCATGGAAAGGCATCAAGAACGTCGCTGCCGAGGCCTGGGACGAGATGCTTGGCGTAGGCCGAGAATCAACTCTTCAGGATCAGCTTGAGCAACTGCGGCGGGCTAGAACCGAGGCATCCTATGGCCCTCGCGGCGACCGGGCATTCCCATCGCTGACGGACTCACAGGCAAGCCGCTTTAACGCTGAAGAGCAGCGCCTCTTGCTGGGTATTCAAAGCCAAGGCCTGGACGCTGCGACCGAAGGCCTGCGCGCTGAGAACGAAAAGCGCGCTATCCAGGGGCTCGAGCTGATCGGTAAGGAGGCAGATTCCGCACGGTCGAACGTCGAGAAACTGCGCGAGCGCCTGAAAGAGCTGAATGAGGCGCGTGACTTCAACATCGCCAACCGCTCCTTCACGCCAGAGGCACAAGCGCAATTCGAGAAGAGTGCGGCGGCACTGAACAAACAGATCGCCGACGCAGAAGAGCGCGCGAATCGTCCTGCCAGGACGCCACGGCAGGCGGCTTTCCGCGACGATGCGGCCACCCGAATGCTGCTATCGCTGCGCCAACAGTCCTCTGAATACGAAGCCCAGCTTCTCAGCGAAACCAGACTGACTGATGCGCAGAAGAAGCGCGCCGAGTTTGAATCGCTGATAGCAGACCTGAAAGGAAAGGCGATCCTTACCGCCGACCAGAAGTCACTCTTGGCCAGCCAAGAAGCGATCAAGGCTCAGCTTGATCAGAATGTTGCTTTGAGTGAAGAGGTTCGAATCCGGGCGCAGATCGCTGATGAAGCCAAGAAACTTGCTGCGTTTCAGCAAACCCTGGCCGACCAGATCGGCAATGCTCGAGAAGCGTACGAATTGCAGGTTGCCACGCTTGGACTTGGCCGCCAGCAGGCCGAGCGGCTTCAGGAAGGTCTGCGCTTGCAGAATCAGTTTTCCCGCCAACAGTCTCGCCTGCAGGAGCAATACAACCGGGGAGACATCAGTCAGAGCCTGTATGACGCAGAAACCGAAGCACTACAGCGCGCCCTGGAGCAGCGTCAGGCTTTGCTACGCGAAAGCTTCCGGGCTATGGATGAGGCGCGCGGCGATTGGAGCAATGGCGCTCGGGATGCATTCGCTGACTACTTGACCAGCGCCCAGGATGTTTCGGGGCAGACCTACGAACTGTTCTCTAATGCCCTGGCAAGCACCGAGGATGCCTTTGTTCAGTTCGCTTTGACTGGTAAAGCTTCGGTGGCGGATCTCGTTGACTCGTTCATCGCGGACATCGCTCGCATGGGAGCTCGTCAGCTTACGGCGAACCTGGCGGAAGGGTTGATGAGCTTCCTGCCAGGAGCTGATCAATCTGCAAACCTCACCACGGGCGCTGCTGCGGTTTCTGCATCCGCAGCAGCGCTTACGGCGGCAGGTGGAACACTTGTCACCGGAGCGGCAGCCATTCAAGCAGCGGCAGCGAGCTTGGCCGCAGCAAGTGCCGGTTCATCGGTGGCGGGTTCTTCTGGCGGTGCTGGTGGGCTTCTTTCGCTATTCAGCGCTGGCGGCTATACGGGCGCATATGGATTCGACGGCGGCGGCTATACCGGAGATTCTCCGCGCTCTGGTGGTATCGATGGCAAGGGCGGTTTCCTTGCCATCCTTCACCCGCAAGAGACCGTTACCGACCACACCAAGCCGTCGCGCAGCCAGGTATCCGGGCCTTCCGGCAATAGCGTCATCATCAATGCCGACTTCTCCGGCATGCGTACGGCTGGCGAAGCGAGAGAGGCAACCGCAACCCTGGCTCGCCAGGTCAACGGCGCCATGGTGCAGGCTGCGAGGTATAGCTGATGGCCGAGTTTCTGGAAGAGCGGTTCCCGCACGACATCAACTACGGCAGTGGTTTCCGCGAGATCGGCGCGGTGCGCGTGGTTACCACCTCTGGCGGCGATGAGTACCGCAGCCTCGAGCACCCGTTCGTGCGCTGCGCCCTAGAGGTCGACTTCTCCCGTCAAAAGGAAGAGGTGATCGCTCGAATCATCGACCTTAACCGACGCGCCAACGGTACGTTCCGCGGCTTCCGCGTCTACAACTACAACGACTTCTCGACCAATGCCTATACCAAGGCGCACACCGCGTTCGATCAGCCGATGCAGTTGATCAGCACGGGGCTTTATCAGATGGTCCGCTGGTACGGTAACCCAGCCGACACGAAGTGCGCGCGCCGGATCATCCGCAAGCCGGCAGCCGGCACGACCCTGGTTGGCGTAGGCGGTCAGGTACTGCCATCCGGGCAGTGGAGCGTCGACACAACCACTGGCCGTGTGACCATGTCCGCCAACAAGTCGCGCTCGATCACCGGCATCACGAAGGCGAGCCAGGCCGTTCTGACGGTGGGAACGAACACCTTCGCGGTTGGCGAGTCGGTAGCAATCAGCGGTGTTGCTGGCATGGTGGAAATCAACGGCCTGCGCGCGCTGATCACGGCAAAGCCGACCAGTACGACCATCCAAGTGGCGATCGACTCCGCGCTGTTTAGCGATTACTTGAACAGCGGCACGGTGCAGACCCAGCCAATCGCCGGAGAGGCGGTTACCTGCGGCTGCGTCTTCGACATCCCCATGCGCTTCGATGCCGATCTCTCCGGCACATTCATCGGCCCCGGTGTGCTCGGCACCTCGGTAGGCATCCGCGAAATACTCAACCCCTGAGCCAATTCCATGAAATCACACGTCGCAGACTGGCAGACGCGGGTTTACTGCGTCCGCATTGAGCCGGCAAATGACGCGCCTATCGTGCGCCTGGCCGGGTACCCGGTTGATCTGCCGATGAGCAATGGCCATGTCTACCTGACCGAGAGCGGGTATGAATTCTCAGGCCTGGACAGCACCAGCACGTTTGCCAGTTCCAGCATCGACCTGAGCGGAATCCTTCAGCAGGGCGCGATAAGCCGAACCGACCTGGCCTCGGGCGTCTACGACAACGCACGCGTCTACCTGTTTGCCACGTCTTGGGCCAATCCAATTGAGGACGAAGAACCTCTGGGGCTGATGTTCTTCGGTGCCGCGCAGTTCGACGAACTGCGCGACTCCTACAGCGTGCAGCTGATGGGCGCCATAGACGTGCTGTCGCAGTCGGTCGGCCGTACCTACACCGCCTCCTGCCAGTGGACGCTGTTCGATCAGCGCCTCGGCGGCGACCTGCTGCCGGCTCACAAAAGCCGCTGCACTGGGCCGCGTGCGGCGCCGGACGGCCCTGACATTGCCGACTACCTCGTAACCGGCACGATCACCAGCGTAACCGACCAGTACATATTCGCGGATTCCTCTCGTGCAGAGGCGGCTGGCTGGTTCGACTTCGGCGAGATCCGATTCACCAGCGGCAACAACGCCGGCCTGGCGCCGATCCGCGTCAAGGCCTTCGCGGCTGGCGGCGTTATGCTGCTGCAGGACGCGATGTTCTACCTGCCCGAGATCGGCGACGCCTACGAGATGATCCCAGGCTGCAATAAGACGGGCACCCAGTGCAGGGTCAAGTACAGCAACAAGCGCAATTTTGGCGGGTTTGAGTACGTGCCTTCGCCTTCGCAATACAGCTCAGTAGGGAGAGGCGGATGAAGGGCGCAGACGTAGTTGCAGCAGCGCGCACATACCTCGGCGTGCCGTTCCGTCACCAGGGTCGTACGCCGCCGCTTGCGCTGGACTGCGCCGGCCTGTTCGTCATGGTGTGCCGCGACCTTGGCCTGTGCGTGATAGACGAGCAGGGGTATGGCCGCAATCCCTACAAGGGACTGCTGGAACAATGCATTGAGCGTCAACCATTTTTGCATCGTGTGCCGACGACCGAAATGCGCGAGGGCGACGTGCTGTTGATGCGCTTCGACGGCGCTCCGCAACACATCGCCATCCATGCGGGCTATTCGATGATCCACGCATACGAACACGTCGGGAAGGTTGTCGAGCACCGCCTTGCGGACGTTTGGCGAGCGCGCGTAGCGCATGTTTATCGCTTTGAGGGTTTCCAATGAGCAGTGGCGGTCAGATTGCTGGCGCTGTAGTCAGTGCTGTAGTCGGCTTTTTTGCATACGGAGGCCCAGCTGGGGCCGCGTATGGCGCAGTCTATGGTGCAGCGCTTGGCGCTGCCCTTGACCCACCCAAGGGCCCTACCATCCAAGGCCCGCGGCTTTCCGACCTTACGGTGCAGACCAGCACTTATGGCTCGTTCCTTCCGCGCTTCTACGGCACCGCGCCGGCGCACGGAAATGTGTTTTGGCTGGAAGGCGGAAAGCTCAAGGAGGTGGTGCGCAAGAAGAAGCAGGGCGGTAAGGGTGGTGGCGGCGGATCGACCATGAAGACCTATACCTACTTCGCCACCTTCGCTATTGGCCTGGGTGAAGGCCCAATCGCTGGCGTCCGCCGTATCTGGTGCCGCGACAAGTTGATCTACAACGTCGGCAGCAGTGACCTCGAAACGATCATTGCGAGCAACAAAGCGGCACGCGGCTGGAGGATTTATAACGGTTCCGACGACCAGCTCCCTGACCCTCGAATTGAGGCAGAAAAAGGCGTGGGGAATACGCCCGCATATCGAGGCACTCCTTACATTGTTTTCTATGATTTTGAGCTGACTGAATATAACAACTCGCTTGAGGGGGCGCAGTTTAAATTTGAAGTGTGCACGGAGATTTCGAAAAGCACAGAGGCTTCAAATTATCGATTTATTGAAAGCCCTGGAAATTTCTTGCCTGGAGCTGTGTATGGATATTTGCAGTCTGATTCTGAAGCTTCAATTTTTGACCCAAATTGGAGCAACTCATATCCATCAAGCGCTTCTGCTGTAATCAGCGAGTCTAGAGAGGCTGGGGTAGTATCAAGGAAGTCTGCATGGTCGCCAACCGGCACAATAATTCCAAACCCATCGCAAGGAAAGATTTGTGTTTCTTCCGTTCTGCCTAGCGATTCTCTCTATATTTATCCAGACAAGGTTTCTATTGATATAACAAATAGAATTGTTGAATTCTTCGTGGTTGCCGGCGGCTACTTGTTTTTTTCTGGAGAGTGGAATTCTGTCTCTGGAATGCACAGAGTTGAATATTCAACTTTTACGCCAAGTAACATTTCAATTGCCTCTCAGGATTATCTATCAATTTGCGAAAACGACAGCAAGATATATTGTCTTTTTGATGGTGGGATTGATGTTTACGATTATTCACTAAACCTGCTTGATACTATTTCTGTTGATGCTGATTTTTCCACTCCGTCAGAAACATCGGTAATATGGATGAATTTTGATGGTGTCTACCTGTACTTAGCAACGCGCGTGAAAGTTCAAAGGCTGTCTGCAGATCTGCAAAGCGTTGAAAAAGAGTTTGTATTCTCTGACATATCTCCAAGCATCACTGGTAATTACACTGCTGGTGTGTTTAATGGTGTGTTTTGTAGAGGCGGCTATGTAACCGATTCCCCAACGAGGGGCTATGTACATGACTTCCATATTTTGGAAACAGTCAATCGCGAGCTAGTTCCAATCTCCTATATATTTAAGGAAGAATGCAAGCTTACATCACTTCTCAATGATTCAGATGTTTCAACTGACCTGATGACCGATGGAGTGCGCGGCTACAGAGTTCAGGGCGGAACAGTTAGAGCATCGATTGAGAACCTTCAAGCGGCATATCCCTTTGACGTTCGCCAGCATGGCTATCTGATCCAGTGCGTTCCTCGCGGCGGCTCAAGTGTTGCGACCATACCCCATGAGGACCTTGGCGCTGCTTCTGGCGAGTCCGCATCAGAAACGCTACGGCAGTCGCGTGAGATGGATTCGCAGCTTCCGGCGTCAACGCACCTTAAATTCTGGGATGCCAGCCGCGAGTATGCCAGCGGCGAGGAGTATGCAGATCGGCCTGGAACACAGGCAGTGAACCGCGTAGACAGAGAGCTTCCCATTGTCCTTACTGCCACGGAAGCCGCGCAGGCCGCTGACGTTCTCCAGCAACTGCCTTGGCTGGAACGAACTGTTTTTGATCTGGAGATTCCGCCGATTTATGCGGCGCTTGAGCCCGCGGATGTCGTAACGGTAACAACCCCAGAAAGCACCTATACGCTCAGGCTGACAGAGATCAACGATGCCTCGACGCTCGTGCGCAAGTGCAAGGCAAGGCCAGCAAATGCGGCTATTTACAAGAGCCAAGCAGTAGGCGGCGATGGTGGAACGCCGCCAGATACCATAGGCCTTGCTGGTCCTTCCTTGTTCATTCCGCTGGATATCCCGCTGGTCGACGAGGTTAGTCAGACAAGTCCTGGGTTTGTTGGAGTCATGACCGGATATTCAGAAGGATGGCCTGGCGCCATTGCAGTCCGATCTACAGATGGTGGCCAAACGTTCGAAGATATTCAGGGCTTCACGGGAAAAGCTACTATCGGCCTCGCTCAGAACTCGCTGAGCGCGCATGCAGGCTATCTGATCAGCTCGGCCACGCTTACGCTGTCCGTTATATCCGGTGAATTTTATTCGATAACCGAAGATCAGTTGCTCACTGGCTTCAACTACGCAGCTTATGGTGTTGATGGTCGGTGGGAGATCGTGCGGTTCCGCGATGCCACTCTAAACGCAGACGGCACCTACACGCTGTCTGGTTTCGTGCGCGGCGACAAAGGGACCGAGTGGGCAACTGGCCTGCACCAGGTCGGCGATTACTTCATCCTGCTGGATGACCCAGACAACGCATTCATCGGCATGTCGATCCAGTCCATTGGGCTGGATCGCATCTACCGAGGTGTTACCTCTGGGGCAAGCATCGATGACGCCGAAGACGTTACGTTCTCGTACGATGGCGTGAATCTAGAGCCGCTAGGCGTGGTCAACGTCACCGGCGCCCGGGACGGCTCGCAGAACTTCACGGGTTCGTTCTACCGGCGTTCGCGTCTCTCCAGCACCTGGTGGACGAATGGCGTACAAGCTCCGGTAGGCGAGACGAGCGAGGCCTACGCGATAGACGTGATGAACGGCTCAACAGTCGTGCGCACAATCTCTTCCAGTACCACAAGCTTCAGTTACACCGCGGCGCAGCAGACGACAGACTTCGGCTCTGCGCAGGCTTCTATTACTTTCCGAATCTACCAGCTCTCTGAGGTGGTAGGGCGCGGCTATGTCCGAGAGGTAACACTGTGACGACGCCAAAACTGCAGCTTGCAGAAACAGCAAATGGGCAGGCGAATTACCTTCTAGTTAATGCGGCTCTTGCTGCCCTTGACCAGTTGGTGATGCCTAGAGTCATAGACAAGGATCTGGCAACGCCACCTGTTTCTCCTGCAAATGGCGCCATGTATATCGTTGCGTCTAGCCCAACAGGGGATTGGTCTGGTAAATCAGGACAATTAGCGTGGTGGCTGACTGCTGTTAATGCCTGGACGTTTCTTGCGCCAGGCCTTGGCATGGTTGTTCAGGTTCTGGATGAGCTTGACGCACTGAACGTGCCTCTTGAGTACGTATACAACGGTACTGCATGGTCGCTTAGAGACACGTCTGCCGGCGCGGTTTCCTCGGTAAACGGTGGCAATGGCGCTGTAATTGTTCCCGTACCTATCATCATCGCGTGCAGCGATGAAATAACCGCCCTTACAACCGGAACTGCTAAGGTAACTTTCAGGATGGCCTACGCATTTACTTTGACAGGAGTAAGAGCGTCATTGACTACTGCTCAAGCAACTGGGTCAATTCTGACTGTTGATATTAATAAGAATGGGACATCCGTGCTAAGCACCAAGCTGACCATAGACAACGCAGAGAAAACCAGCACAACGGCAGCAACGGCAGCGGTCATTTCCGATTCTTCGCTGGCAGATGATGCTGAAATTACGATTGATATAGATCAACTTGGAGACGGCACCGCCAAGGGTCTCAAAGTGACGCTCATCGGTTACAAGCCGCTATGATTATCATAAACCCGTACGTGTTCGGCGTTGGTGCCGGCGCAGAGCTTCTCTGGAGCACATCAGAGAAAACATCCGGATGGACTGTCGCGGGTGATCAGAAAAGCGCCACGCGAGGCGGCAGCGGTGTACAGAACCTTGCTAGCACCCTGTACCGATCAAGCGGCAAGCGGTACTGCGAGATCAGGCTGAACTCTGGCGCTGGTGGAACAAACGCCTACGATCCAGCGGTCCACATATGTGGGGTTGGGTTTGACCCTACCTCAACAAACCTGCCTGGTGCTGGATCTAGTAGCTGGGCATTGCTGCGTAGCGGCCAGAAGCGCTTCTCATCGTCAGCCACAGCCTATCAGTCTGGTTGGGGTAATGGGTCTGTTATCGGAATCGCAGTTGACTTCTCGACTGGAGAAGTATGGTTCTCGGTCAACGGGGCCTGGGTTGGAGGTGGTGAACCTGGCGCCGGGTCTACTGCTGCTTTCAGCGGAATATCCGAAGCTGTCAGGCCTGCTGTAGCAGCAAATGCTGGGACAGCAAACCTCACCATCAGGGGTGCTTCTGTGGATTTCTCTTATTCCATACCAAGCGGTTTCAGCGCTTGGAACGCAGCCTAGATCACAGCCCGCTTCGGCGGGCTTTTTTTGTGCCTGGAGAAATCATGACCCTTTCTGAGATTCGGGCTCAGGCGATCACGCCTGCGCTCGCGCTGCTGCCTGCGCGCATGTCGTCGCCGGAGGCGGAGGTGATGTTGCTGGCTATCGGCCTGCAGGAGTCGCGCTTTCAGCATCGCCGCCAGCTGGTCGGCTCGCCGCCACGTCCTACCGGGCCGGCCAAGTCATTCTGGCAGGCAGAGCGGGGCGGGGGAATGGTCACGGGGCTGCTGCGCTTTCACGACCACCGCGTCCGCGACCTGGCTGTAGGGCTGTGCGCTGTGCGTGGTGTGGATCCATCGCCCCGGGCTGTATGGGATGCCATCGAGCATGACGACGTGCTGGCAGCTGGGTTGGCTCGCCTGCTGCTGTGGACTGATCCTGGCCGCCTGCCGCGTCTCGGTGACGCTGACGGCGCCTGGCAGCTGTACGTGCGCACGTGGCGCCCGGGCAAGCCGCACCGGTCTACCTGGGCCGATCTGTATGGGCAGGCACTGGCTGAGGTGATGTCATGACAGCCTGGCTCAAGCTCGTCCCGTCCTGGGCTTGGTGGGCGCTCGCTCTCGCTGTTGTAGCCGCTGGCCAGCAGATTCGGGTGTCATCGGCTCAGGCTGTAGCCGAGAAGGCACAAGCCGATCTTCTGGAAACCAGCAAGAAGCTCGGCGCCTGCCGCGCCACCCGCACCACGCTGCTCGGTCAGGTGATCGAGCAGAACTCGGCGATTGCCGATCTCTCTGCACGAGCCACACAGCGCCAAGAGATTGCAGAGAGCGCGCAGAGAGGCGCGCGAGATCAGTCGGAAGCCGATTACCAGGCGGCAAATCGGCTGCAGCAGGAGCGAACAGGCGGCGATGCCTGCGCCGCGGCTGAATCGGTGATCGATGGGGAGTTGGGGCTATGAGATTGCTGGTAGTGGTGTTATTGATCGCGCTGGCTGGGTGCGCCGGCCATCCGGCTGCAGAGCCGGAGCCGAGCATTGTGCGCGTGGAGGTGCCGGTGGCTGTGCCGTGCCGGACGAAAGAAGTGGCAGTTCCGCCATGGGCTGCTTCTGGACTGCGCAAGAGCGACAGCCTGGAGGTGAAGGTAAGGGCGCTACTGGCAGAGCGCCGTCAGCGGATCGGCTATGAGCGCGAACTGCTGGCGGCGAATGAGGCGTGCCGGTAG